TACAATCAACCTGTTCATTAATACTCGCAACGTCAGACATTCTCTCTAATTTTGTGTATTTTGCAACATATTTGGTTCGAAATTTCTCAAGTCTCAGTAGCAACTCATCAAGATCATGTACCGTACCCATCTTCTTCACGATAGATTCCAGCCCAACTCCAATGTCGCAACCTTCTACCTTAGCAGATACTCCAGCGTTTATAAATTTGTAGGCGAGATTAACAAGAGGAGCATTAAATCTGCACAAAATAACGTCACCCAGCTTCGATTTTGTAACATCATCATGAGAAATGAATTCTACTGTTCCTTCTTTCGCGGCATCAGCAGGTCTAATATGACTCACAAACGACTGTGCATAAGCAACTACACTCTTTGGGCAACGATACGTTGTTGCCAACCCAAGTCTAACAGCGCCGCATTCGGCCGCAATTAAATCCAGCGCATTGGAATTTGCTCCAGTAAATCCGTAAATAGCTTGATGTTTATCACCAACTGCGACAAGTCTTCCGTCATCTTTCAACGACTTTAACGAAATCATTCTACGAATGCCATTCGTATCCCGAGCTTCATCAATAAGCAACCAATCATATTTTTTTTAAGATTGCAGTTAAATAACAAGGGCAGATAAATCATGACAACAAAGTCAACAATAACAAGAATCTTATTTGATTCAAGCAAAACGTCCCGCGCTAGGTTAATAACGATAGTATCATCGTCAACACCTCCGATGTGAACCAAAATATCATTCCAGTGAGAATCTTCAAATGAGGTAGTGATACCCCACACCAAACTGTTTTGCCCATGATACTAACTTCAGCACATCAGATTCTAGTTCGGCCAATGCATATTTTTTAGGAATCATATTTCTAAAATATTCGAACATTTATACGAATCCACTTTAAGCGAAGGAGTAATCTTGTAACATGCGACAATACCTACCGTATGTAACGTTGAAATTGTTATATTCTTACTCTTGGGAGCTTTAGATTTAATATCTTCAACAATTGCTTTATTATAAGCACCAAACAAAACATTACCTTCCATTAGATGTAACGCTTTAACAAGCGTAGTTGTTTTGCCTGCTACTGCAACAGCTTCAAGAACACACGATCACTTACCAGTCTTAATCCAGTCGAAGAATGCAACTTGTTGGTTTGATGGAATAAACATAGAATGAACCATAATAAGTGCAGTATGATTATTATATGTATGAGTGTCAAATAAAAGTCAAGAATGAATATTTCCCACGCATCATACAGTTACTATCTAATGCTTCGCATTATCCCTCTTACTTCGTAAGAGTGATGTTATTTGTTTAGTTTTAATCTATAAATTAGATAATTGATGCACGATGGAGCACAGGCATAGTTTCCCATTCCAGGGGCTATACCTGGCGATGCATGACATCGCAACTGGCATCCAAAGAATGAAACCTTGTATAATAAGGTAAGCCCTGGTCGTCCTGTAGGCTTTTACACATGTAGTCGGAATTTAATCCCGGCGGAACCATATAGCTAGTCTTTGGAACACATAACGCTATATGATTTGGTGGCACCTCCCCACCTCATGAGAACTGTCGCTCTCTTTTATATTTTACGTTTTGCCGTGGTCCCCCTCGCATATATGCGGAGTTGTCAACGAATAAACTATCGGAACATCCGATAATTCACTTTCTCTCACACCGATCTATCGGCTTGTGGCTATGTAATTTTGGTGATGCACGTCGGTAAACGAATTTGTAAACGGATTTAAGTCGGAAGCAACTATTCATGCCTTCAGCAATTTTTATGATCCATCGGGGATTGTACCGCATGGCCCAGGCTTTCGCGTCATTCAAATTACTGCATAAATAGTTTCGTAACGGGACAGGGATGCAATGTCCTTGCTGATTGATCTCCTTCAAAATGCAATCATCTAACCGTTACTCTATCGTACTCTTTTTTGTACGGATGTCAAATTTATTTTGGTACAAATTATTTCTCAATTGTAACAAAATGTTACAACTTGTTACAGGATGTTACAAACAAGATGGAATTATATTTTGGAGTAGTTGAATCACGTAAAGATCCGCTAAAGATGGGGCGTTGTAAGGTGCGGGTAATCGGGGTTCATTGCCCGGATCGTGTTATTCTTCCTACGGATGATCTTCCATGGGCGATGCCTATGACTCCGATTACCTCTGCAAGCATGAACGGTATCGGTGAATCCCCAACTGGTGTTGTTGAAGGAACGTATGTTGCAGTATTTTTCCTTGATGGTAATGATAAACAAAAACCTGTGATGATGGGTACTTTTCCGGGCTGGCCCATGTCAACTCCAGGCAATGTACAATCGGTTACAACCGGATCAATTGTTCCGCCAGCTAGCCCAACAACATCATCAGATTTACCATCATCAGTTGCTCCACCTCCTGGAGTGAATCCTACTGCGCCAGCGCCATCGAATCCAAGCGATTGTTCGTTTTCTTTGGGGTCTTTATCTGGCGCTCAGGTATGCAAACTGAAAGCAGAGATTGCGAAATATGAATCTGGTGGTAAACCAAATCCGTATTCTGTTGAGAACAGTATCGGTTATATTGGCAAGTATCAGTTTGGTGTGGGCGCATTAATTGACACTGGTTACATCAAGAACATGCCATGGAGGGGAAAGAAACTTGCTCCGATCACTGGAAACCCAGCGAACTGGACAGGTAAAGACGGAGTAACGTCTAAACAAGCATGGTTCAACTCACCTGCTGCTCAAGAAAATGCCATGAATATTCTTCTCGGAAAAGAATATCGCTACGCGAAACTTGACTCTGGTGTTCCGCCTGAGAAGACTGCTGGTGTACTCGCTGCATGTCATCTTGTGGGAGCAGGTCCAGTCAATAAATGGCTGGCGGGTGGACCAACAAAATCTGACAAGTACGGTACGAATTGTTCAACGTATTATAAGGCTGGATATGCAGCAATCGCGGGCACTTCAACTAACGAGATACCAACAAGAGAAAATCTTCACAGTGCTGCCGTTGCTTCTACTGCTCCTCCTTCGACTCCTGCTCCAGCGACTCCTATTATTGTCGATCCAACAAGTTCATCAACGCCCGCCCCGTCAAATCCGCCAGTTGCAGTTTCACCTAACATGGGATTCGTTGATCCTAACGGAAAATATCCTCAATCGGATTTCTTGAATGAGGCAGATTGTAATCGTCTTGCTCGTAACGAAAAGATTGACCAAACCGTAGTATCAGATAAGCGTGACGGAAGAACTACAGGCAACGTTGTCGCTAACGGCGGTGGTGCATGGGATCAACCAACGGTACCGTATGCATCTCAATATCCATATAATCATGTGTATCAATCTGAGTCTGGGCATCTTCTAGAGTTTGATGATACAGCCGGCGCAGAACGTATTCACTTGTATCATAAGACGGGAACGTTCACTGAGATTGATTGTAATGGTACGCAAGTCAACAAGATTGTGGGCAACGGATATACGATCATCGATAGTGATGGTTATATCTCAATCGGCGGGCAAGCAACAGTTTCGGTAACCGGAAATTGTTCTATCTTCGTTGCTGCTGACTGTCATCTAGACGTTCAAGGCGACATAAACGTCCACGCAGCAGGAACCACGAATCTTCATTCTGAGGGTCAGATTTCGTTTCAATGTGATGATTCTCTGGAAATTGAATGTACAGACTTCAAGTTGAAGTGCGACACGTTCAACGTAGCGTCAACTGGCAAGACACAGATAAAATCCGGGTCAGATATGAATCTTCTAGGTTCAACTATTTCTGGTCGATCATCTGGAATTATTGCGTTTGATGGAACCAAGGTAATCAACATGTCGGGTGTTGCAAAATCTGCTGCGCCGTTGGTACCAGCGTTACAGTTTGATTCTAATTCACCAGAGTTCATATTGTTGCATACCCCGTCAGCAGAAAATAACGCGAACATGCAGATTGAAGAAATGACTACCGATGAAATGATTGCGGTAGGAATCGATCCTACTAATCCAGAATTCGCCGGCGGCACACCTGGCGATCCAGATACGACTCCGACGAATCCTCCGCCAGCCCGGATTGTTTCGTGTTCACAACTACCCGCAACACTAACTAAGAGTACTAGACTTACACCTAACTTCACTATCGGTAAACTGTGCTCTGGCGAAGAGGCCAGGGCGGTCGGCGGAATGATTCTGCCTCAACATGGGCTAACGGTAGCACAACAAGCATGTAACATGTATGCTCTAGCCGTGAATTGTCTTGAGCCAATTCTGGCCGCTTATCCTGACATGAAATTGAATTCTGGTTGGAGACCTTCTGGTAACAGGTATTCTAAAACAGAAACAGGTAAGACTTCTCAACATGAACTAGGAATGGCAGCGGATCTGACGTTTACTTCGATTTATGGTAAACGTGCTGAGTTATTCAAACGTGCTCAAGAAATAAAGAATCTTGTTCCGTTCGACCAATTGATATATGAAGTGCGTGGAAAGTCGGTATGGATTCACGTGTCATTTAATCCCGCATTACCGACTCAACGCAAGATGTTGATCACTTTTAACGGTGGGAAAACTACACATGGTTTAAATCAGATAAATTAATCTAAGCATTGGAGCCAGACGCTTCCAGCGCATCTAATTTACAAAATTGACGTTTTGCTAGTCGTAGCACAATAAAAGGGAGCCTTAGGCTCCCTTTTTATTTTGACTATCTTTACTGATTAGTCATCTGCTGCAAGACTACGAAAGAACGACATATCATCATCGTCATCATCACTGGTTACTGCGGGTTTGGATGCCGTTGTTACGGGCTGGTTCATCTTTACCGCGTTATCAAAAGGGGTGTCATCTTCCTCTGTCATATCGGAGGTTGACGTGCTCATTTGAGTTGGCTTTGCAGTCCCACCAGCAGTTACCTTTAGGAAACGCTTTTTCAGGTCTTCGTAACTCTTGAACATCTTCTCGTCGTTATAGACGGAAAGATCGAACAACTTTTTCCAATCAATATCACATGTAGAGACATTATCGAAACTCGACTTCTCAAAGTTTGCGTATTTTTCAACCCTGCGAATCTTCAACTTGAAGTTAGCACCTTCCGTTAAACTGAACGGATCGATTGCTACTGCTTCACCGGCATCGAGTTCAACCAGCGGAGGCTGCATCGCGGTTGCAATCATATCAAAGATTTTCTTGCCATACTTGAACTTGAAAATCTTACCTTCGTTCTGAGGATTCTTTGGATCGGAAATGACTTTGATGTTGGAAATGAATGATGTACGACGCTTGCGCTTGCGAACGACTCCCTTGTCGGATTCCAAACCCGAATTCCAAAGAGGACCATTTGCTTCACATACCGGGCATTCTTTATCGATTGTGGTTGGGCACTTCTCGATGAACCAGCCGCCCGGACCTTGGAAACCATGGTCGAATATTTTGGTGAATGGAAGTTGATCGTCGGACTTTGCTGGAAGAAAACGAATGACAGCGAAACCATTACCAGCACTGTCTGTTTCACACCGCCAGAAATCTTCCTTATTATCATCTTGGTTTGAATAGCCGCCCGCTTGTAACTTTTGAACGGCGGCTAGTAGGGCAGGATTAATTGCCATATTGTATCTCCTATATACACGATTGTAAACGAAATGTAAACGCTTTTGGTACTACACGATTATAAACGACGGTTATTTCTTCGCAGATGATATTCTAGTTCTAATGCCAATTCTGTTTGGTCATCATCAAAATCATATTCATCCACGTTACTAATTATGCTTGCTGTGGAATGCTTATAATGACTGCTTTTGTTACGCTTATCTTCCTTGTCATCATCATAAAATGACTTGGCGTACCGCTTAACTGACTTGCCCATTTTGAAACTTATGCTCCTTGATTATTGTTTGAATCTTGTCTTTTTGGTATTTGACAAAAGGTCGATACTTCATACAACGCATTACCAAAGTTTTTGCATATGGATCATTATTACATACTTCTGCCCACGTGTCAAAAAATTTGTTGGTGCCTTCATTATATAGCAAAACAGCACTTTCGACAGTAATAAAACTTGCCTTGATCATTTGCAACAAAGGAGGCTGATTTCCACTCGGAGTTACCGAAAAGATATCAACTCCTTTTGCACGTGATTCTATTTTATTAAGATCGTCTTGGAATACTTTTGTGATTGAATCTTGGATCTTGCGCCACTGTAGATATTCAGATTCAGCGTCCTCATAACTGTTGTAGATAAAGTCCCGATTGCCACGAATAAAGTTAGCAATGCAGAACTGAGCCGCTTTTTCGCGGTTAAAGAACTTACCACCGTAATATTCGAATCTGTGTCTGTCACTTCTAACTCCGTATTTTTCTGGTGAAACCTTTATCTTGCCCGAATACTTTATCACGTCATATGATGCTACGTTGAAATGAAAGTCAATCGCCTTGTGAATCTTGAAAAAAGTCCAACCTGATAACATTATTCACCACAAAAGTTAACCTCAACAACATCAATATCTTTAATCCATTCCGTATAGTAAGATACAGTATGACTGCCCAATCCCAAATTCCACCTTGGTTTGGCTTTTGTTATGATACATTGAATTTTTAATCTAGGATTATCATAGGTGTTATCAATATAACATAGACCGGTAAACTTGTTAATTTTCAGCATTGGATAATGCGCTTTGCACTAATATTCCACTTGCTTGATTCTCAACATACAAATGATTTGAATAATAAGACCGATGATGATAAGCAATGCACCATCGATTATTTGTATTCCGCGAATAAGATCACCAATAGACATTCCTATTCCAAGCCCGATACTAATCATGGAAAGATACCGAAAGATAATCATACTAGATTATACTCCAAAATATAATATATCGCAATCGCAGCACAAAGACGAACACCGCGGACCACACGTTGTCAGTCATTGCCGATAAGATTCCGACAATGACGTTCATCGGCTACAAAATGTTATATACAGTTCTCATATTCATACGGGCAGACTCGCTTCCTTCATTATAAGACCCGTTTCCATTGCATCATTCTTGATCAGTTCTTTCATGGGACGAGTAATCAGAGGCACAACATCATCAACGTCAATACAATACTCTGTGCAATAATCGAGAACTGCATCGATCATGTTGATACGCTTTTCTATCATTCGATCTTGAATTATACTCAAGAATGCCTCGGGAGTCAAAAATAGATCATGTTCCTTCATGAAGTTGTGCCTCCATTTCGCGTTCCATTTCCTTCATTTGAATGTCGATAATTTCTTCGACAATACCGTCACGTTCATATGCAAGTTCAATAAGTTGACGTTTCATGTAAGCAATTTCTTCTTCCAATCGACGCACTTTTACTTGAAGTTCAATTTGATCACCCTTACTCAATGCACGAAATTCGGTCATGTTATGCACCTTTCATCAAAGGAATTTTATTCGCAAACCAGTCAGCAACGACCCACCGATCCAGAAGTTCATAATAGATTGCCCATCCGTACGGATCACTTTCGTCCATCTTGTACTTTCGTGCTGTATCTTGATCGTTGATAAAGTTTGACATTTCTTGTCTCACATCATTGAATTCCTGGCGCATATAATTCATGTAAGTTTCCTCATTGCCGTTCTTTTTTGCGTAGTCCAACAACTTACAACGTTTTTGAAACAGATTTACTCCTTCAAGAGTTTTCAGTTTCAATGTGGTGTTAGGTGTGTCCGTTGTCACAACAGATACACCATGAGAAAGAAGGGACGTAGGAATCCGAAACATTTTATTACCCGTTCAGTGATGTTGCTAGAGAAATTCCAGAGACCGATTCAAGATAACGCTTTTCGTACTCGGTTACGCTCTCGGTGTACATATTGATTGCGTGGTACGGGAAGAAAGCTGGGTGATCATCGTCAGCTAGGAGCAACGGGGTCTCGAATGATGCACCAGTACCTTGCTGAGTTTGCATCATCCACAAGGCGCAAGGCTGGTACAACCATATACCCTCCATATTAGTAGTTGCTGGCAGAAAACCACCGCATACTTGACCGATAATTTCGTCATAGGTTGACAGTTTGTTAATTACTACTTGCATTTAGATTTCTCCGCTGGGTTGATTGTCATAGAAATCCTTTTGTCTCGTTGCTGAAACAGGAGGATCAATTAGTGTGCCCCTGATTCGGACAGAGTGTGTTCTTTGGTTTTTCTTGACAATTCATTTCATTCTTCATGATGTAAAAACGACACGTATACATTGCCGCATACGTGGCATTTATTGTCAATAAATTACAGTTCAATCATCTGATAACGAGGACCGTTAATCGTTTGCATAACAATCGACAATGGATCAAAGTTTTCTGCTTTCAACACGGACTTCATGATTGCAGGCGAGAATCCTGAAATCAATGCAACACCATCTGTACGGACCGTCGTCGGCGCGTTTGCGTGTATTGCATTCAAGTTCCAGAAAACAATCTTCGGAACTTCGTACCCTGCCGCTTCATACTTTGTACGAATCATTTCCAGCCCAGACATGTTGGAGCATCTATCAAACTGCATATCTGACATGATCAAGATGAACTTGGGCATTTCAGATACTTCAACCTTGTTACGAGTTGCCACCTCCAATACTTCATCGAATGCCGCGGTGATGTTGGTGTTCATACCCCAGTCGGAGCGTTGCATTTGCGACATCTTTTGTTGAATGTTACCGGTCAACTGCACCAATTGAGGCTTCTCCGAGAACGTCAAGAACATGCCGTTGAATGCGCCTTGTTGCTTATCTGCAATATACAGACCAAGAGACACTGCAATATCCATACAACTCACGTTGCTGCCAGCAGGGCAGTTCATTGACCCCGACACGTCTACCATAGTCAGAATCTTATCATCGCCCAAATAGTTAGGCAGTGCGCCCCATTGCGCCATACCAACGGTTGCGTCACCACGGCGCATACCTTGAATAACTTGGTACGGGAAGATCGCCGATGCATTGATCTTCGCTTCGCCCTTCGTCAAGGCTTCCTTGTACTTCATATATTGCGCGGTCGCATTCTTGGTGAATGCCTTCATGTAAATCTTTGACGCAACAGAAGGCAACTTGTCAAATTCGATCTTATCCCATTCTTGGGCACACATTGACTGTTCAACGACGTTAGTCATTGAAACCAAAGTCTTGCGATACTGCTTTGGCGTCATCTTCATGAACTTACGCAATTCGACTGCTGCCAGCCCTTTACGATCTTGCCACTTAGCGCACAACTGCGCGCTAGACAAATTTTGACGACAGATTGATTCTAATTGTGTTTTGTAAGACATTTTAACCCTTTCAAGGTATCCATTTATATATAATATATCAATTAATAATTTAAGTCAATGACAAATAATGATTCATTTTATAGACAACAAATACACTAAGTGGTATTTTCAAATAATAGATAAAGCTATTGCCCGGGCGAAAACAAGAAAAGATGCTAAATTAATGCTAGGAGAAGTAGAAGGTCATCACATTTATCCTAAATCTATTATTAAAAATAATCAACTTGTTTATCTTAGCATTAAAGAACATTTTGTTTGTCATTGGTTGCTGACTAAAATGACCAGTGGATCAGACAAATACAAAATGGAACACGCTATGACATTTTTTACAAAAAGACAATCTTTAACTCCATTTGAGATTAAAATAATGTTGTCGTTTAAACATAAACCATGTTCTGACGAGAGACGATTTAATATAAGTCAAGCTAGAAAACACACTCAAAAGAAATTGTGCCCACATTGTAATCGAGAAACTGATCCTGGAAATTATATTAGATTTCATGGTGATAATTGTAAATTTAATCCAGCCGTAGATCAAGAACATATCAAAAATAGATCAGATGCCGCGAAATTGAATATTATGAAACTGATTGAGAATAATACATATTCAAAACCTAAACCGTTAGTTGGAGAATTTACTTGTCCACATTGCGGCAAAATTGGAACCAATTACGGTGCAATGAAACAACATCATTTTAATAATTGCCCACATTTTACTGGTGAGATGAGTAAATGTAGAGTTAAACCATTATTGTGCTGCTGTATGATATGCAAAAAAGAAATTGATAATGCAAACATCGTTAGACATTATTCAAAATGCTCCAACAATTCTTTACAATCATCTTCAGACAACGATTCAATTATTTCCAATATGTGACGGGATTTTATCCCATTTTTGAGAGTTTTTGATATAATTTTATATGCAACTTCCTTGGTATCAGCCGCGGTGAAGATCAACAGATCATCCCAACGACCATATTCGGGGATCAACGGAATTAGCCGCTTACATGCGTTCACGTCAGTCTTTTCCAACTGTAACATCAGATTACGGAACGTCAAACGTTCGCCCGCGCCGCCACGAATATCACGTGCCCAAAATAGGGTACGAGCCGCTAGGGTCTTGTCCTCGGCGAATGCGCGAGAGAATTCAGCAGCAATCTTAGGTTGTGCATTACGTGACGAGCCGATCGAATAAAACAGGTCGACAATAGACTTGCCAGTGTTGGTAAAAGCCTTCATGCCGTTGGTGGTTGAGGTAACTGCGGGAGCGTTTACTGCTTGTGCAAAAGTGTTCATTGTATTACTCCAATAATTAACAGAATGTTTGAGGGGATTTATAAGTCCCTCGGAATCGCTTTGCAGATAGTGTTTGCTGCAAACATTCTAAAACTACTTCATTTTGACAGGATAACAGAAGCCCTAGGTCCCACGTCCGTATATACTCGGCGCCGGACCCTTATAACTTCTAGGCATTAGCGATATTTTAAGTGTATGCTGTAGTCATCCTAAATTTTACAACTTTAACAGGATAGAGATCATGGCTTTCCCCTTAGCACTTGTCTTTTCAAGTGTCATCAAGTAATTTCCTTGAACATCACCAACTGATTCGACGTTGGCTCTAACGTGTCTTTCCAAGTTGTCACCGTCTTTCCCGGTAGTCAGCCTTTCACACAAGTTAGGGCAATCTTAGTAGGTCTTTTAAAATTTGTTGCTGTATCTATCCTAATATATCATTAAAGAGCAGTTTATAACTTATACATCTATTATATAGTAAAACTTATTTTTCGTCAAACTTTTATGATGTTTTTACAGTCACGTCGGTCTTGAACAGAATGCCACAGAGAGCGGTAATGCCCCATGCTTGCAGCCAACCAATTGTCACAAGACCTATAACAGCCTGCACCAAGCAGAAGTTCCAAAGCCGCATCACAGGCAGAGAAACCATCAGCCCAATTACGAGCATGATCAATACGGTAAGAGAGAGAATTTAGTCAAGAGATCCGTAATATAAAATTCCTTTGTTCAGAGATAAGGGAAAACGTTTTCTTCTTGTTCGAGTTTCAAAGCATCTTCCAGACGCGCGAAAGTTTTGGCAGAATCTGCGCTAACCAACCATTCGCCTTTTCGATAAATGTAGTCGTATTCTTCGAAGTTGCCATGATTTTGATAGTGTTCGAAAGACGGATGACGATGCACTTGCAATTCATCCCCGCGGTCACGATGATAAAACTTGCAGATACCATCATGAGACTTATCAAACTCGTGCTTACGCCCAATTTCCTCTGCCAAGACAGAGCAGGCGCCGCATGAAATCAGATCACGAATCTTTTTCGGGTCTTGATAATGATTGAACAAAATCTTACCATTCCAAGAAATGTAACCATCCCAGTGAACGTAAATCTGTTCGATTGAGCCATCTCCGCATTCGAATGCCACTGTTGAGCGAGTTGCCATTTTGTGTTGTCTTTCGTTTTACGATGATTACATGTTACATGAAGGTATATTTATTGTCAACGCCTTTCATCAAAAAAGATCCTACGCCAAGAACAACACCACCGACTGCGAATAGTACACATTGAGCCCATGCTGTCAGTCCAAAAAGAACAACCGCTCCAATCCACATAACCAAACGCATCTTCATAGCAGACCCCAAAGTTTCATTACATGCTCAATCGTCAAGTACCATGCCCACAGAGGGAATAGAAATGCGAACAGCGTACTCAAGAATCCTTGAGCATACACTATACCCATGATCCACATAATAAGGGTTAACGGCTTCCAAATCATGCTAGTTCCTTCTCTACGTTTGTTTTACGAGACTTCCATTGCACTATGACCGCAAATTGACGATGATACATGTCGGCGAATGCTTCTTTACGTTCAGATTTAGACCAAGCCCGACGATATTTTATCGTTTCCTTTCGACAAAATTAAGCTTCTTCGCTGATGCACGTATCTTTATCCTCTTGATTATCGAACACAATCTTATACGACTTCAATGGAGGGTCATATTCATACAGAGGTACGAAACCCATACGCGCAATTCATCTTTCATGTTGCTTTCCTATATTTTAGTAGTAGATAAATCCAAAAAATGTTTGAAGTCATGATAAACAAGCCGCCAACGAAACTAATCCATTGCCCCAGATGCGGGTAAAAATATAAGTTCCAGATTCCCCAGCCAGTGAAGAATATAGTGCTTACGATACTCACACCAGCAACCGCTTTATCTTTAAGAACATGCCGGCAATGATCAAGAATAAATGCACCACCTAACAGTTCAAACGAGCCATTGATCAGATCGGGTATGCTCATTGTACGATGTACCACAAAATAAGTTTGATCATGGGAAGACTCATTAAAAGATTCCCAAGCAAGAAACCCAATTCTGCTTACCATCATGAACTTCTAGACCTGCTAATAAAATACTGCCACCAAAAACAAAAAGAAAGCAACTCCAAAGAAAAAGTAGAGGTGTCATTATTTTCCTTTGTATTCCGTAGCATAAAAGCCAGACCCCTTGAATGCAAAAGACGGCGCTGAAAATTGTTTATGTAACACCGTACCACACTTAGAACAAACTGGAACAGTCTTACTCGCGTCTTCCGAGCGAATCATCATATCGACTTCATTTCCACAAGCGGGGCATTTATAAGCATACAGAGGCATCTTTATTCGCCGTAGTAGTAGTAGTTGTTGTTGTTGATTGTGACGTTTGGTTGTTCTTGTGGAGGTTCAACGTAGATAACACGAGGTTTCGGTTCACGACGAATAATATCCGCAGTCACCCCGATGATAATCATACCAGCAGCAATACCTGCAAGATTGTTCATTCGGTATCCGTCACGACAATGATCATTATGACGAACATATTTCATATGAGTAATGAAATTACGATGGTACGTATCATAGACTCGATGCTCTGAGTTATAATATCGATGATATTCATCCGCTGAGGATGTCTTCATACAACCGATCAGCGACAACAAAATACCAGCAACAATAAACTTTTTCATATTTAATCCTTTATATAAAGTGATGCGTCAACAACACGGAAAGCAAATTCAAAAATTTCCATGAGAACTTCTGGATCCCCTCCGCACAGATTCAGCCCATACAACGTATGATGTCGTTTATAATCCTCGTATGCCTTTGGATATTTGGTCTTGATATATATATATATAGAGCAATACCAGCACCCATGACACCTTCCGTATTACAACCGTGAGCAATGACAGTGTCCCTTTCAGGATCAAGATTTGCGAAAACGTCACCTTTAATTGTTTTGATCATTTCGTTCATCAATAATAAGATTTAAATGATTTACTTCAACCGAAGCAGAAGCCAATAACTTACTCAACGATAAAACATATGCAGAATCAAGCATATGTGTAATTCTCACTTCATCAGTACCAGATATGATTTTCACAACATACGAGGCAATTATATCTTTATCGTTATTCTTTATTTCTTCGTATTTTTTCAGAAATTCCAACAATTTCAACCGAAATACTCATTTTAGTCTCCGTGATGTGTCATGATAGGACGATTCTTCATGTATTTGCGAACTTCATCCCAAGAAAAAAGCCCCATATCCCTCTGCGGACGAGCATCGATACCAACGTCCATGGCTTTGCCTATGATACCCATATCCTTACCATGGACGTGACCATAAAGCATGAAACTGTCTCGATGCATCTTGTTCCATTCCATAATCGGGTAATGGAAAAGACAAACATCAACGCCATCGATCTTATGTTCCATGTAATCAGATACACGCTCAAATCGTTTTGCGGTTTCCGCATTTAGCCAGTTGTCGTGGTTACCCTTGATCAGATAAATGGCACCGTTCAGTCGCCGCAGAATTTCACTCGTCTTTTCTGACGTGGTAAACGAGAAGTCGCCCAGACAGTAAACTGTGTCGCCCAGTGAAACTTGTTCGTTCCACTTTGCAATCATCAGTTCGGTCATTTCGATATGATCCTTACCCTTGCGGGTTCTAGGGCAGAACTTCAAAATGTTCTTATGATAATGATGATTGTCACTTGTAAACCAGATGTTCATAATAAAATCTCCTAACCTCAATATGGCTACATCATACAGACACGTTGATTTATTGCCAACGTCTTTTGTTGGGGGAAGTCAAAACCCTGATGGCCACATCCTCTGGAACATTATATTGCTTCCAAAAATCCTTCACTTTATCAACGTCCTTTGTCTGCTCGTGCATCAGAATTCCAGTCTGAACCGCTAGGAACGTCTTATAGTCTTTTCGGTACTCGTCATAGTTCATTTTGTTTGCCAATCTTCATTCAATAATCTCATACTCATAAAAACTGCTTCATCCAGAGTACATCGTTTTCGAGGATCGTCAGATTTACTTGATATAATTGCTTGCATATCATCGTCACCGATATCAATACCTCGAACTTTATCGGAATATGTTGTTCTACCAGAAAACATATACAAATATTTCATGTCCATAGATGCCCACGAATCTTAATAAGTCGAACCATCATTTCTTCATCCTCTGCATCAAATTCTGCTTCGATTTCGAAGATTCGTTTTGCGTAATCTTTACCGTACTTTGTCTTGATTTCCTCCAAATCTTCACCATAAACGTCGGTACGATCCGGGCGAACGTAATTCCACCAATGATAGATTGTATATAGCTCCTTCGCGGCAATCGCTTGACCCGACGGTTGACCCGTCGGCTTTCCAGCAAGATCAACACCGTCAAATACGTTATCATATGTCAGCGTCTTTTCCCAGCGAAGATACTCCAATCCAAGTTTTTCATTATCAAATTCACAGAAATGTCGAAATGGCCACTTTGTTTTCCAAAAAGGAAGATCAAATTTCTCACTATTATGCCAGATATACCGCATCCATGCTTTCTGATTTCGAACAAAATCATTCATAATCGCCATCATGGAATGCAACATTAAATCGTCAGATTCATGCCATTTCCCCGGTTTCAGTGTTGTGACGACCATATGACTTTTCGTTACGAATCTATTTTTGAAGTAATAGGTAAGATTTCTAATCTTATCATATGGCCAATAAACGAAACTTTGAATGTCATTGAAAAATTCATCTGTCAACCAAAAGATGAACGGCGATTTCTGCTTACATTGTTCGTCGTGCAAGTCCCAGTCTTTCCATGACAATGCTGTTGGAATGGAAAATCCTGCTCGTCTTTTCAGGTATAAAGCAAGTCTACTATGCGACCAATAACTTGTTCTCATTTTCTTCCGCACTTATTAATGTATACGTTTCGTTCGTAAACTTCTCTCTCGCTTAACCACTTTCTGCGAAATATAGAAAATCTTACTTCAACATACACCGCGCACTTGTTTTCGTCGCGCATTATTTTCCATCGCCCAGTCAAGTTGTTTGTAATATCAGGACCAAGACCGGCATCATATTCGTACATGTACAATCGTATCATTTACAAAACCACCTTAAAAAACGTTTATCTTTTTTATCAGCTTTCAGTTCAAGTATTCGATCATCAAGTTCAAACATGTTGCCTGCTGGACCGCACTCGCTTCCATATTTTCATTCAAAACTACAAAGCACCTGTGGCGTCCGTCAACTGGGTTTATATTACCAATCATGCAACCCGCATATTCATATCTAATAGGAGCATTCGGTTAATGATGAACTTCAATATGTTTACAATCCTTACATAGTTTCATGTTGAGTCTCTTTTCGGTACGATATCAACAACCAATTTAAGACCAACCATCTCGTTCAACAATTGTCTTCCCATCAGTACAGCAGTTAACCACTGATCAGCATTATTTGTTATCATCGTAAGACACCCCTTGGATTTCTCTAGCAGACGCTTCTTAACCCTCGATGTCTCCTAGCCACTTAAACGGTTAGTCTGCCCAGGCTCTCATTTCGTTCACTTCACCCCATCTACTAGCTAGACCGCGACCCCGACCCCGATCCCGATCGCGGCGCAGCGGCGAGCATGGCTTTGTAAATCGAGAGGGACTCGCCTTTTTCTGCTCCTAAGTGACTATGACTACATCATACATGAGTGCCGAATTATTGTCAATCAATCTTCCCAACGATCGCGCATTTGTTGAACCTTTTCAGCAGGAACACCATGTACGTTCTCGAATTCGCCCGTACAATGAATCAGAATAACATCAACACCGAATTCCGCTGCCATTTTGTAATACTCAGTACGTTCCCACCGCTTGGTGAACGTGTTGGATACGGCAACTGTCTTGCCAGCTTCAAGAGCACCGCGTGCTTCATTTTGGCACCATTTATGTGCCATAGGCAACAACTGTGCATTGAACTTGTAACCGGTCGGCGATGCTGTAATTGTGAAGAACATATCTGCTTCAAACATACAATTAACATCACCATCGGTTAACATCTTCTTGGCGAGAGTTGACTTGCCAGCGCCGGGCGCGCCGCCGATCAAAACTAACATTTGTGCCATTTCGGTTCTCGTAAACTCGCTATCAACGATTACATCATATAGAAAAAGGGAATTATATTCAAGTAAATTGTAATTCCCTTTAGTTTTCAATCACTTACTGATTAGAGATTGATCGAACTTCGTCAAACGTCTGTTCACGCACGACCTTGCCATTGAGATAGACCATCTCCATCTGAGGTATCCATTCATCAGCAACTCCCTTTGAGTAGCCAATTGAACACCATTCGCCAGTCAGTCGAGACTTGTACGCCATGACGCGACCCTTCTTGCTGTTCTTACCGGGAGCCTCTTTATACACGTCAATCCACTTCCCATTGACTCGTGCGGCACTTGCTTTCATGGCAAACTTTTGCGTGTCACGATTGATGCCTTGCAGCAGAGCACCGCCCATACCGAATGCAATGCTGTCAGCAGAATATCCGTTGATCTTGAACGTTTCCAGAATCTCCTTGATTGATTCGTAGTTGATACCGTCGCCATAAATCACGCGAACAGTATTAAGCACACGATACCCCTTCGAATTCATTACGGAACCAAAGTAGTTGTTCAGAATCTTCACAACTTTCAGCGAAGTTTCAACAGGATCGCCAGAGTCGGGGCGAACCACCAGAGTTGCGCCAGAGTCGATTAGTTGTTGCTTGAACGTAGTTCCCCAAGTTTTACATGCCTTGGCAATATCATATGAATCAGATACGACAGCGAACAGTGCTCCCGGCTTTGCGAATTGATCAATCATACGTTGCATCTGCTTGACTTCGCCCTCTTTCCCGAGAATCGTCATTGTGCTGTGTTCCGCGGCAGGAATCGAATATCCCATCATTTGATCAGACGGACCGTAATATTCTTGTGCAGCCAGAATGCCAGAAACAGTGTCAGTGCCCATGAAGTTGACGAGGTGAGCCATGCCGCCAATGGCAGCAGATTCTTGGCTTGATACACCACGGGCGCCAAAGTCGTGCAGTTTGAAGTTGATCAGAGAACTATCCCCAGTCTTTTCAAGATAGTAAGAAATCATCTTCTTGATGTACTTTGACTGGGTTGCAACCGTGGTCGGATACCACACGCCACGCAGCAGCATCGTTTCAACAAATGAAGTCAGCCAAGCACATTCTGGGTCACTGTTGAGCACAGTGACAAGAGGAACCCCCGTCGGAACCATGGTGCCTTCTGGCACCGCATAGATTTGTAGTGGCAGTTTGCCTTTGTGCGCGTTTAGAATGTATTCCCAGCCAGCGCGATTGAACGGTTCACCGTGGTTGGCATAGAACATTTCTGCTTGATCGATCATTGCCTTGGTAATAGGAGTCTCCATGTACTCCTTCATAAAGGCTTGCAGACCGAAAAACAGAGTCTTGTCGAACTTTCCGCCTCGGGACTCAATATACGAATAAACGTATTCGGTTCCGTCTGGGTAACCGAGAAAGTGTGAATTTTTATAACTATCAGTATTAAGTAGAATGTTGTCTTTGTATTTCATTTGAAAACTCCTTTCAAAATTGAGTGACATTGATCTTTTCATTGCCACACCTAGAAATATTCTAGGATTTTTCCTTACATTTATCAAAGTGCCATCTATACATCACCATATGTCAGTTCTTGCTTCGGGTCTCGCTCTAGCTGTGCATTGAAACTTACTCCCATATCTGAGTGATTGACCACCTCGGGTACTGTATCTCTCTCTCGTAGTCATAGGGATACGGATTTGGTACAGTAAAGTATTCAACCTCCCCGACTTTTACAACCATCTTGTTGCTGAAAATTGTAACGGCGACCATAAACTTTCGTAACTATGTTGTCGAGGTCATCACGCCGAATAACTTTCACTTCACTGGTCTTGATTGTCATGTTGACCTTCCGTATCAAATGGCTTAAAACTTTAGAAAAAAACTCAAAATAAATGAATGATCTTCAAAGAACTGATTCTGCATGTCTTTCAGTTTTCCAAGAGAAACCCATTGAGCATCAGCAGCATCATCATCGCCCTTAACCTTCGGAAGTTCTCCCGTCTGAATCTCATAGTAGAATGCATTCGTAATCGTCCGACCACGGAGACTTCGGTGCGGATGATCGAATACTTTGAATCCTTTCTGACTTCCCTTGATTACCTTTTCTGGAAGTTTCAGTCGAGTTTCTTCACGCAGTTCCCGAATACTTCCTTCTTCCAGAGTTTCATTCTGGTCCAGAAATCCTCCCGGAAGTGCCCAGAGACCCTTTCCCGGCTCTGCTCCACGCTTAACCAAAAGAACATGCCCAGAATGAACAAATACCGAATCAACAGTCACAAAAGTGGGAGCATATGGCGCAGTTTCCCACTTGCGCTTATATTCTTTGATGAACTTCCATTCGCGTTTCAGTTGTGCAAAGGTTTCCGTAGAGTTGAAATTGCGCATAAACTCATATGTACTCGGTGAAACACGACCAGAATAATCATGCCCAGAGTACCAGTCACGTCGAATGTCTGTTGCGTTTGTTCCGTTGCACTCTTTTGCTTCGATGAAATCCCATTGGGGAAACATGTCAAGATAGAACGAGGAAGCATCCTTGTGGTACCCAATCAGTGCAGTTTTACCGATCAGGTCTTGCGTTGCGTTTTGTACGGACTGAACCCACAAGTTATCATTATACGGGCTATCTTCAATGTCACGAACAAGAACTCGCCGGCGATCCCATGACGGATTCGCTTTCAGAATAATTTTGTGACGCTCTTCGGACGTGAACGGATTCTTGATGTTTCGCGCAACGTTGGTTGAACCAATCAGAATCACAAGATTGTCTGACAGAGTCAGAGCATAATCAGCGACAGCTTGGTGACCGTTGTGCCATGGCGAAAATCTGCCGATGAAAATGATATTGTCGTATTTTTTAGTCATAACATAATTCCTATGTCATTGTTGATAGAATCGCAAAAGACGCGATTCTAGTTTACTTGTTACATGAACTTGTGGTGTTCGCCTTTTCTTTTACTACATCACCCACCTGCTTCACCAGGTACAATTCAGGTTTGACAACTGCAACATAATTCCAAACGTCTGTCAAACGATTATATGACATTGCAGCAGGAAATAATGAGACACATATTGCAACAAAGAGTAAGACCGACAGACTTTCATTTGCCATCTTATCCAATTCTTTTGACTAATTGCGTTTCTTGAAACCAGTGTAAATCCAGAGCCAGAACGAAAATGACTGCAATACCCGTTATTAGACCCGTTATCAGCGTTTGAATTGCGTTAATTCGAACGATCCGCAAAATCGCATCCGTCGCTTGCTGCCCGTATTTCGTGATTGCGTCTGTTACAATATGTTGGGCTGCTTCGAACATGTTACCCGACGATTGAACAGTGTCGGCAACAAAATCACCAACCTTATCTACTGCCTTGGCGGCCACTTGAACCATAGTTAATGTATTACTCATTTGATTTCCTTTTCAATTTCTTCAAGTCGTTTTTTTTGAGTTGAACACGCTCTTCGATCAATTTAGTTTGATCAATGAAAGGTCCTTTTTGTATCTCGATTTTCTTTATCGATCCGCCGCCTCGTCAAGTCCAGAAGCGTTTCAAAGTTACCGCGTATTCGACAACTTCTTTCAGCGTTCCTTCAAAGTAACCCAAAGTCGATTCATAGTGAGTGCCGTCGAAGTCTGGAGGGTCATCTTCGCCCGTAACTAACCAAACACCTTTCATATGCAGACCTATTTGGAGTAAGTTTCTCCCGCGACCCTGCATGTATTTTTGGTACTTTGATATTTTGATATTTCTGTAGTCATTCTAAACTCCTTAGAACGTTTGATAGAGGAAGCTCTTTGCTTCTTCTTAGTGTATTTAGTATCCCATACTGACGAAATTAAGTCAAGTGGTTAGATCGTCCGAACTTGCTGTCACAATCGTACATTGATACGTTCCGTCACCTCTGTCACCCAGACGTGCCACTCCAAGACTGTCAACAATCGTTGCAGATGATGCTGTGACTATCTTAGCAGTATGCCCGCAATCAGCCAAGATCATGTCTCCCAGGCGTGCTGTGCCGATTGAATCTGTCATTGTGTCATGTGACGCTTGAATGATTTTACCATTCTGTTTACCGTGAACTTTACAAGTTCCAACCGTCTTATCACCTAATCGAGCAATACCGATCACGTTGGTCCCCAAGTCGTATCCCAACTTTTGGAGATAATACTACCGTTCTCTCCGATTGTCAGAACGTTGCCCTTTACGTCTGTTATAACAGCGGTAACCTTTGCAATCTCTATAAAGTTAGGATCATATGGAATGCCCACCCAGTACCATCCGTTCACATAATTAGCAGGTTCTTGTTGGTCGTTTATATAAAAATACTGACTTTGAATGTCGTTTACATGCTTGTCGATAACGAGTCTATGACCCTCTTGACCACTCATGTTAAGCAATTCGATATGAGCAACGATAGGTTCAATCGGTGCACCAGGGATATCACTACTTTCATCGGATAACGGATCAACAGTCTTACCACCATATGGCGCCAACAACGTCTTTAGATTGTCTCTTTCTGCTGTGATTCCGTTGATCATGTCGGAAACGTTCATCGTAGAAAGTGTATTGGTGGAGATGTTTGAAACGTCTGTCATTCCAACCTTCCATTTCCCCGTCACAGAATCCTTATCAAATGTCTGTTTTGTGACAGATTGAAGACCCTGGCTATTGGGAATGATCGAAGGATTTGTTCCATGAATAGCAGCAAGAATATTGCTGCCAGATAACGAGGTCTTCATGCCAGTTGATGCTTGAATCGATGCTAGATTCATCGAATCAAAATGACCTTGAATATTTCCTAGTGATGTAGTTATCGAATCAAACACTTCTGCAGGAACACTTGTCATGTCTGGATTCGCAGCAAGAGTGCTATTCACCAGATTTATCACGTCAGCAATCGCCTGACGTGAATTCTTTTCGAACTCTTTATTTGAATTTGACGGGTCATTCCATAATCCAGATATTGTTGATGCACTTCCTACACCATCGATGGCATTATTTAGAAATGCTTCGTATGTTGATTGAAACCCCATTAATCGTTCCTCGCATAAAATGTGTGGTGCCCGATTGTTCCAATCTTTCTCAATTTAGACCAGTCAGCCCATCCGGGATGAACTGCCGTTGTATGATAAGACACCGCTGTTTTATACTTATGTGGTAACGAAATAGACGTTCCAGCATACACCATCTTGGCCACCGTCATACTTCGGTTGTCATAGTAGATTCCGTGTAGCCCAGAGAATTGTGCTTTCTGATAAACTACGGCACATATATCAGCCGGGTAGTGTTTACTTCGCGCTCTGTTCAAGATTACTTTACCAACTAGATATTGCCCTTCTAGTGGTTCTCCTCTGGATTCATGATATACAGCACTAGCAATACATTTTAAGTCTGATTGAATATGCGGTGTTGCAAACAACAGAGTCATTAAGATGGGCGTGAAGATCGCCACGGTAATTCTCCTAGATATGCTTGAACGATCCAGTTGTCCAAATATCGGTGGTTACTGGAAATACTTCATTATGAATGTAATGTAACAACATGATTTCCTCCGCACAAGACAAAGGAAACCCTGCCCTTCCTACTCGATGCGAATCATACAACAATTCATCGAGACAGCCCGTGCATTCGGATAAACCCCACAACAGTGTCAGCTTTACTGGCGCGTGAGGAAATTGTGTTTCTAGATTAGAGTACATCTAGTATTTAGTCATTATAACGTAATTTGTTTACACACCAAGTCGGTTATTCAAGTGATAATAATCACGATGTCTGGCATGACCCATTCATCGAAACCACATTCTTCAATCATAGTTTCAATATATGATGCCAGACTGTGGATCGAAATATTGCTTAGTTTGATTCGCGTCGATCTTCCTGTCGTTCCTTACCAGTCCGCTTCTTTTGATACTGGTATGTTGATTCTGCATCAATCATCGCCTTGATATACGCACGACGAAGATTCTTGTCATCGATCAATGCAGCCACACGCTTGTATTGCCCCGGAAGTGATACTTTTTGCATATAATATTTCCTTTAGTTAGTTTTAGTTTCTTTTAATGCTCGTCCATCGTGTTTGCCAGTTCCATCGAGTCTAATAACAACCTTTTTCATTTTGTTTCCTTCATTCACGGTATTCAATGACCACTTCTTTTGTTAGTACGCGGTACAACCAGTCCATTAGATGCGCGAAAGGTTCGCCGTTGCCGGCATGGGCAGAGAATCCTCGATATTTGATGATATCTAAACAGAGGTGTGACAGTTCGTGGATCAACGTCCCAGTGCAACCATCGAAATGCCCGATAATATAGACCATCGAACCATCCTCGGCATGACCCTGCGCAAACAATCCAACCTGGAAGTCTTCCGCATGTTCATCGATATCACAGTCTTCACAAATCTGATCAAACTCTTCGCATGTCTTGACGTAATGTAACACACTGTCATAGATGGGAATTCTAAACTTCATCATGTTTCCTTTAGTACTTTCCTAGAAACACAAAGCGCATTTAGTTTGACATTTTTACCATGCCGAACGTCAAGTTTTCGCAGTCGTTCAAGTTCAGTAATGCCAGCTTGGCATTGTTCGTAGGAAGACGCTTCGATGAAATTATGTATGTTATCGGTCGGCCTTCCGGTTATGATCATAAAAACTAGAACATAATGTTCCATTACTTCACCTTCACGATATACCCATTTTCAACCTTACACTCTGCCCACCACTTGTGTGGTTGAGGATAATGTGGTCCTTCGGCGGTAATATTTCCGTTCTGAATTTCATTACCGCCGCATGGGCCGGGTTGATAATAACTGATCTTCTTACCATCGGCGACTGCTTCTTTTAATGCCTTCTTGGGTTGAAAATTGATGTTCGTGTACATTGTCATTTTATTCACCTGTCAATTCGTGTAGTAATGAAGCGGGCGTTCGAACATACCACGTTCGTTACGATAGATGGAAATCAGCATTGTGCGAGGAACCTGTTGTTTGCCTTTTAGTTCGCCAGTTTTAATGATGCAACGTTGTGTTTGGTCGTAGTTGACGTTCAGCCCAGGTGGCCACATCTCAACCAAACCTTCCGATTCAAGGGATTCGTTCAATGTGTTGAACCAGTTTTGCTTGACAGACATTTTGTTGCTCCTAAGTGACTATGACTACATCTTACATGAGTGTCGAATTATTGTCAAGTCAACATCTATCAATTTCTCATTAATAAAATTAACTTACCGCTCAACGACGGTGTATGGTATCGGAACAATAAGACCTTTTCCAGACATAAACCGTACATCGAAACCACAGTTTTCTAGTTTAATCACTACTCGTCTAAAATGATCAGAATCTTTATTTTGCCAAAATTGACCCCGAAGTTCTGTAGAAAATTTACCTAGCCTTGCGGCATTCTCAATCTGAATGCTTCATCATAATATCTGTCATAGGGTTGTCTAGCAATATTTCTAGCATCTGTTGCAGTTAAGTACGTCATGTTAACCCCGTATATATTTTAATTCAACTCCAGACACTCTAAGTGCCACCAGTGAAGAATCATCAATTGGAAACTCTAATCTAACAACCCCAGTTTGATAATCAATTCTATGTATCGGATCAGGGAGGTGGTGTTCATAATTCTCATCACACTCAACCACAAGACGATCAGATAAGTATGCGGTTACTGTTGGTTTCATCTTACTTCTCCAGAATGTAAGGCTTAACCCATTGTCCAACATTAACAACAACGTACCAACCCACATCAAAATAATCGGCTTGAATGTCAGAGTTATCATGATTGCCGATATTCATGGCGGTAAACAGTTCAGCCAAACACTCCTTAGCTTTGCCGCTGAAATGCTCAGAATACCCGTAAGGGTTAGGGGACAGACTAACCGTAGCCTTCTGAAAATTTGGGCGAAAGTGTTCGTTGACTTCGTTAAAATTTCCGATGAAGTCAATCGAACCACTCTTGATGTTGACAACCAATGTTGAGTGATCGCGGACAGCAATCGAACCCTTCAAGCCATACTTTTTCATGACTGCTTTGATATCGGGTGACAGTTTGGATTTTTTCTCTTGAGACATATATGCCATGTTGTTTCCTTCTTCAGTCACTGTTTCAATGACTTCATGTTACACAACCAACGAATTATTGTCAAGATGCTTGAGAAGTCGTTGGCACCACTGACTTCCCGGCCAGACTCCACTTCGTTCTTGAAGGTGCGTGATTTGATTTCAACGTTTTTCATGATAAAACTCATTGGTGGTTTAGTACAAAGACCACTATTAATCATCGTGAATCAACTATAGACCAAGATTTTTTAAAAGAAAATAAATGCACCTATGTAGTTTACTGATTTAAATACTGTATTTACTGAAAAATTCATCAAGATTAGTCTTTGTGAACTTGTAAGTATTTGTTTTTTCATTGATTTTGATGCCTGTTTTAGCAACGAAGTCAATCATGTCCTGTTCTGATGCGAATCTCATGTTGATTGATCTACATTCACCTTTCTTTTTTGCTTCATCTGGAATACCATCTGGATTAGAGTAGTGCCCTACTGCCATGTCATTCTCCTATAGTGTTTTTAGTTCCATACCATACTCATTAAGACCCTTGAACACAACATCATCAGTCCTAACCAATCTGTTCGTCTTAAACGAATTATAGTCAACGTAATGGTGCCAACGACCATACTGCCACTTCACTCGGGCATACTTTGGATATACGTTCTCCAACATCTGTGACTTGGGCAACGTTCCCTCTTTTGAGTAAAACTCTGCGGTGTTTCCTCCCTTGATTGCTTGAGTTACTGCCTTGCCGGTAAGGAATGCATAATACTGAATTGTTACCCCGCCCGCCTTTAGAATATCAAGAGACAAGATTGTGTCCTCGTTATATCTCCCGCGCCATCTAAACGGAATATCGTTTAGAATCAAGTTGGTGGAGTAGATTCTAGTGTTCATAGCAAAGGGTACCAGATGATCAGAAGGCACAGCAAAGAATCTATAATGTGGGCCACTCATGTAGACATTAGTGTACTGGTCAGCATGATCTTCCATTGCTCTGAAAATTGCACCATCAGAAACAATCACACGCTTATTTCCGTTCAGTCTATAGAAGTGATTAATGTTATCATCAGATACCCAATGACGTTTGTATCCTAATGCAGTAGAATGGTCCCAAGCAAAGTTCCGTGCAGCCCCAGGTCCCTTCGATCTAGTTGCACCAAGATCGTCACATGTATCATATTCGTCAAGATACTTTTGCGGAAGAATCAGGAGAGTTACCCATTCAGGATCAACATGCTCCTTGTAATTTTCATATTGTGATTCTTCGACAATCATATAATGCTTACATCCCATCCGAATTAACGTGTCAGATGTTAATCGAATGTCCCATCTGCCCTTAGAAGGAATATAGATTGGATACTTTGGTTGATGCTGTTCTGATCGATCGGAAACATATCTTATGCTTGTATAATCATCAGAAATTAGTCTAGGATGCCACAAAGACTTAGTTCCGTCAGATATTTTTTGGTCAATAAGTTCTTCAAATGAATCAACATCTTTTTGCGAGTCAAATTCAAAGCGAACAGTATGCCAAGCCTCTGATGATTTTGGTTCAAATTCTGGCATACCTAGCCAGTGATCTAGAGGATGATCACGATTAGCCAACTTTGGGTCATCCCAAACAAGATCGCCGAATAACGTATTTACTTTTTTCTTTGTTGCCATGTGAGTTTACTTTAACTTTTGTTGTAATATTATAACAGTAATAGTTAGGGGATGTCAAAAATAGATGGAGGAGGGCATCGGTCTCGATCCGAATCCCGTTCTTCACGGGACGCACAACTTAGCAGGTTGCCGCAGTCCCCGACTGCTTTACCCTCCAGTTTGAGGAGTACATTGTACTCCGATTGATGGTGGCTAGTGAAAGAATCAAACTTTCCTGTTGACAGTCCTTATGAGGAACCCGCTTAACATCAGTCAGCCAACTAGCCATTTATTACTTTAGTGCAGCAATCAATTGTCATGCCGCGTCCCAACCGGCTTTTGTTGGAGAGAATCTTACAAATACTTTTGAATCTTCTGAAAAATGAGGGTCTATCCATGACATTGATTGTAATTCTACCAACGCCATGTCCTTGAAGACAATTATCTTTCGACCCCCATAATTCGTACAACCGAGATACTTAATCTATGCAACTAAAAATCTCCCGTCTTGTGCTGCATGTTGTATAATGAACTTTGCCGGATCTGGATTTCTCGAATCGAACGTAAACGAATAACCGTTTGAAATTGGTGAAATTCCTATACCCATAATAACACCTCAAGAAAATACTGCGGGTTCGCCCAACTTATAGTTCATGATACGCTTCAACAAGTCTGCGGTGTATGATGCGGCCCAACCTTCTGGCTTCACCTTTGGTTCAACCTGACACATTCCACGAATGTATCCTGTTGCTTCACTGATAACACAAGATGACCCATGAATCTCGTTAGGATTGATATCCAAGTGAATCTCGATATCGTTTAAAACTTCTGGTGCTAATTGTAGATACAAATCGGCAATCAATTGTACTTCGCGCATCAAACGCAACGATGGGCGCTTTGGATTCTTGTCGTATACTCGTTCCCGAGTGATGGCGCCGAACACCTTACCACCGTTACAGTTGTTGATATGAACAACAACAGCAACACAATAATCTGCATACCATTCACCATCGATCTTCAACTTTTCGGAGTCGCAACCGATGTAAATACGTGATTCGGGGCCAACAGATTCCGCGTAGGAAATAACTTCTGCTAGATCAATATTTTCCGGTGCATGCATAATACTTTCCTTTCTTTTTTATACTTTCACTAACTGCGTTTTTGTAAGCCAAGCCAATTCGTCCTGAATACATCCATTGACAATTGTACACGTCATCAAGAGATTAAACAAACACTCGGACGAAATTGACGAGTAGAAACCACGCGGATCCTCGACATGCCACCATTTCGTATGCTTCGTGCCGGTGAAATCTTCAATTTTGAATCCACACAAAGAATCATTTACAATCGTCTGTGGTTGTAGATGATTCGGAATTCTCTAAGTAATCTGAATCTTATTGCTAGTACTGGTGTAATCCCGGCGGTATGCATCGACATACCAACTTTTATCAAACGAGTCCATGAACACTTTGGAGGTCGACCAATAATGACCAGCAATTTCCAGATGATCATAAGACTCCATCAACTTTATCTTGAATGAACTTTTTAGCCGATGCTACCGACTTGAAAACTTCCTGACCCTTTTGTGGCATATCACGGAACTGAGTCATCCACTTGACCAGAATAAAACGATCAGAGTACACATTGATTGCACCGTCAAGAACTTTTGTCTTGCAAAACAAGACGTTGTAGTATGATTTTCCCTTTGCGTCAGTTTGCTTTGTTTCTTGAATGCCATATGCATCATCTAGACCACCAAACTTCAAGGTTTCAGTCAACTCATCAACTGCTAGTCTACGCGAAAAAGAGGCGTTCATGATTTAACTCCTAACTCAATGACTACATCTTACAGACTTGGCGAATTATTGCCAACAATTATCGCGCAAGGCTAAAAAATGCAATGAATTCAACGAGTTTGATATCGCGTGAGAGTAGATTAGACTTCCAACTCTGGTCTTCCTCGGTGCGACATGAATCAATCGCAGACCAAATTTTCTCTGGAACAATGATTCCAACTGATGTTGTCAGTCCTCCCAATGATTCCTGATCTTCATCAAAAAACACGGAAAGATATTCATCATATGTACTTAGAAAGTTAATGATCTCATTAATATTTTTATTGTTGCCTCCATTCAACACTATAATGGTTTTATGGCAACTTGCCCATTCAAAATAATCTGGAAAGTTTTCGCTGTAGTTGCTCATTTCAGATACAATATGAGCAGTCTGAATGCCTTGTTGAATGCTCGACAGATAATAATTTACGAATGTATACAGTCTCATTCTTCAACTCCATGATAATTGATTAAACTCGTCATATAGTCATTGATGAACTTCGCGCCAACAGGATTTTGCGAGTGTACCGAAAACTTGAAATCTTTCGGAAACTTCTCATTATGGTCCAACATAAATTCATTCAACCAAAAAAGAAATTTCTTTGTTGTATCAGCACCACCAAGGTCATGATCGAATGCGATTTCTTCTGGAATTCCGTGAATGGTAACAATACGCGACGCATCAAAAGAACTCCTGGCAATGATCCAGTCGTTCGTAACAGGATTGCGTTCATCGTCAATAAACAGTTTCATGTTGTTCTCCTAACTCAATGACTACATCTTACAGACTTGGCGAATTATTGCCAACTTCTTTGATTGGTGCTCTCACGGTGAGTCAAACACCGGTTACTCCCGTACCAAGGGAGTGTAATATCACTATACTATGAGAGCATTATTTGGCAGGGGATACTGGATTTGGACCAGTGATGCGGATTTCAAAGACCCGTGCCTTAGACCAGACTAGGCGAATCCCCAATTAACCTTTATATGGAAGACAACCTCGGTTGCGCTCCGAGCAACAACAGTTTTGCAGACTGCGTGGTTCACTAGCTCCATCGTTGTCCATTAGCGAATAACTCTTGTCAGAAAATCATTTGCTAATGGCGGGGGCGCAGAGAATCGAACTCCGATCATTCGGGTAAAAGCCGAAGATAATGCGCCATTATATGACACCCCCACATGTGGTCCCTTGCCGCAGGCTTGAACTGCGTTCCCCAGAGTAAGAATCTGGTGTGTCACCTGTTACACTTGCAAGGGTTTTATTGTGTTGCATTGTTTCGTGCCCAAGCATGGCCTTCTTACTTTTTCCCATGCGCTCCGCATTTTCGTGTCATCATTGCAGGCACGTCTTTGTTGCGAGGTTTCATTTAAGTTCCTTTCTTAGCTGTTATTTCAAAATATCACGAATTGGAGTACCGTCCTTCTTATGATACGTGCTAGAGTTATGACTATGATCATTATACTTTCGATAATGCGCTTTCATTTCATTGCCTTTGGTTCACTAGAAAACAGACCAAGAGACTCAATGCGATTTCTGATCATCTTTTCCAGAGTAGGATCGCCAAACTCAAAATCATCTGGAATACCCAAACACGCTTGAGGACGTTCAATACCAGCATAATTCAATGACATCTTGACAAATTCATCATGGTCATGATTAGCACAAATAATGAGTTGTGCCCATTCAAGCAACGCAGCATCCAGAGGAATCAATGCATACTCGGAACTCGTACCAACCGCACGTGGGTTGATGTTTTCGTAGTCACGGCACAAAACACGGGCAATCGTTGGGCTACGCAAGATGCCCGCAGAGCATACACAAAGCACACGCAAGGCCTTGCCTTGATATTCATTCATTACGTTGTGCAACCGGTTTCTGCCAATCTTAGTATCAATCATTTCATCTTCTCCATCACAAATTCGTATGTTCTGACAATCATGCAAACTGGCGAGAGAATAAAAATCAAGCTATATCCCCAAATTTTGTAGAGAGTAACATTGTGAAGTTGCATAAAGTCTTATTCCTCAACAACTCCGATGATATCCTCATGCTTCATGAGCACACATTGTTCGTTATCAACATGCATCACCTGTGCTTTGTTCCACGTGACAAGGACCTTATCCCCTACGACAACATCAGTCACTTCTGATCCAACAGCGAGTACCTTTGCCAACGTTGTGTCTCCAACGCTTCTTGCACCTTCAATGATGATGCCAGAAGAGGTGGTTGTGGTGCGCTTGACTTCCGCGACGAGAACATTGGTTTTGGTTGGTTTGATTGACATACGTTTTCCTCATGTTAATAAAATGGTGCCCGATGACAGGATTGAACTGCCGACCTTCTCCTTGTAAGGGAGCTACTCTACCGCTGAGTTAATCGGGCATTAATTTGGCATCTCACTAGAGAGTTGAACTCCACCCTGCGATTTTGGAGATCGCCGTGCTACCGAAACACTTGTGAGATATAAAACAAAAGGGAGCATCTATGCTCCCTTGATGATACTTATGACTCATTAATGAATCATTTTTCCGACATGACTTTACGTGCATGTTCAGCTTCTGGAGATGCGGGATGCATCACATGAAGAACATGATTCTTATCAATGTTGCGAATCGGATGGAAGATTGACTTGCCAACTTCTGTATGCTTGATGTTGGTAGACGATGTTGCCATTGCGATTGCATTGATGCCGTGACCGTTAGGATTCTCTCTATGATGACGAGAAAGTTCTCCACCGCGATTGTCATGCATGTACGTTGGTGAACTCTTTCCGTCTACGGTATCCATTGCACGAGGAACATCATGGTCACTATATTTGTATGATTTTCCTTCATGAGTAACACGACCAACCCTATTCTTTTCGTCATGATACTCCGATGATTCCCCATGTTCAGGTTCTGAATGCTTCAAGTCATAACGGCGAACACGTTCAACTCCCTTGGCTTTCTCATAATCTTCTTGATCAGCGCGATTGGCGTGCTTTGCATATTTTACATAATCTTCGTCACTCATTCCCCCTGGAGTGTTTGGATGACGAGTCTGTAGAACAGTAAAAGCAATTCTGCTTCCGTGCTTGCCTTCGCCAGGAGTACCGCGTTCGCGCATGGCTTTCGTTAGTGCTTCATGCGCTTCAATAGCCTTCTTGTGAGTAGGAATACCTTGATCCGACAACGTAATATTTGTGTCGTTTCCGCGCATGTCATGTGTATCATACTTTGAGCCATACGTCTTACCGTATGTATTCACCTTGATCTTCTGACCTTTACCGCTCTTATAGTTTTCACTATCCGCACCAAAGTGCTTCTTGATCGCATCAGAATGAGTAAACGCTTGGTGACCAGTTGTGGTGTCTGGGCGAACAATCGCGCCTTTACCTTCCTTCTTTGCCTTTGCTGCAATACCATGAAGTTGATGATGCATCATCAAATCAACATCATGACGCGAACTCGCGTTATGAGAATCCATCTGGTCATACGATCCGCGGTGCCCCTTGATTGATGCGAACTTTCCGCATCCACCTTTTGCTAGACAATCGTGAACACAATTTCCCTTGCCGTGACATGCATTCGTTTGAACGTAATCTCCATCGGCATTTACAGTATGCTTACGAACATCAGGAGAACCAGAAAATCCAAGAGAAACGTGTCCGTTCTTTTCAGAATCGTTGTCGCCCTTTAGATTCGTGATCGTGTCGCCTTTTGTGGTATCACGAAGAGGTTCAGATGCTTTCGCGTCCTTATAACGTGCCTTGGCTTCCTTGACCTTTTTAGCGTATGCAGTAGGATTAGATTTTTTCAATGACGAGAACGAATCAAAGTTGCGTTCTGCTTCTGCTTTGCGTTCTTCATCCGTAGGAGGCTCTTTATCTGGCAGCCCGTGATTACGAATAATACCAGTGACGCCGCCAGCAGTTTTTGGATTAGTATCATGAACAAACACCTTCAAGTGGGTGTTTACAATAGACTTTGCTGGTTGCTTACCATGTTCCGTTTTATATTTTTCGATGTTCTTGTTTGTTGATTCTTTATCTTCTGAAGGTGTCCCATAATGACGAAATGCTTGTTCCTTGTCATAGAATGGATGATTCGAACGATGTTCGATCTTTCCGCCCGATTTGAATACCTTCAAGTCTTCTGTCAATTCTTCTGGATGCATCCATTCAGATTCCGTCAAAGCGCGACTAAACGAATGCGCGAAAAATTGTTCTTCACGGAAGTCGTTCCGCGCTTTGTTGTTCAGGAAATCTTTGAAGTTTTGCATATTTACCCCTAAAATTAGTTGTTGATCATTTATTTATCAAGATACTTTGTTATATAAATAACAATGAGTCCGTAGATTTCCTGTTAGAGCAAGAAATCAACATCAGGGAGACTTGATGCTGTCAGACTCGCAACTATTTATAAGATAAAAATACAAGAGATAATTAAATCGGGTTGGAGATGTATAGTTTTCGAGGATAGAAAATATACAACCAAAGACGCATCTGAATATATAAAATGGATGCGGAGGATGGATTCGAACCAACGGGGTCAAAAGACGTTGGATTATGAGCCCAACACGCTACCAGGCTACACTCTACTCCGCATTTGTTAGTGCCGACTGTTTCTGTTACCAAGTACAATCGGCGAAACTCTGAGTCTAGATCAGTCTGCAATTAAGCAGCCAGACGAACCTCGTAAGTTGCATCGTTAGACGCTTCCATGTTTGCATTTCTGCTTGTGTCTTCTTAGACCGGGAAATCCCAATCCTAACGGCTTCCAACATTTGCCGATCCTCCAGCATTGTACTCGTCTACCACGTCGAAACCGGGACTGCCCCATTAGGAAGAAATCTAAACTAACCGCCATGTTAGCCCAGCCTTTCGGTAGTATGCATATGCATTTAGATTTCTTTCTGGTGGAGCAGAGGGGAGTCGAACCCCTGTCCGCAGCATCTTTCCTAGCCTTCATCGAATTCTTTATAACTTCGCTTTTAGTTCTTCCAAATCTGCTTCCATCTTTGAAACTTTTGGCATGATTATCGAATGATCAGTATTCAAAATTGTCTCATTATGAATCGCAATATGCTTGTATAGATCAGCGGCCTAAGACTTCAAGTTAGTAATCTCGTTTTGTAATGTTGCTTCAATCCAATTAGGCAAACTCATTATATACTCCATTCGTTGTGATTGATTATTTATTGGTGCCCATCCCGAGATTCGAACTCGGGCTGTACAGTTTTTGAAACTGCTGCCTCTACCTATTGGGCTAGACGGGCGATATTTCTTTATCAACTTTCAACGAAAAATCTTCCACTTTTGAGGAAGCTCTTTCCAGTAATCCTTGTTCCATACTCCTGAAGAAGGATCGTTATATGAATCAATCATTGCATCCATCTCCGACTTATGTTTAGTCGCTGCTTCTAACGTATAGAACATTATCCCCTTTGGATTGGGATCAGACGGAGATACAGACATAAAATATTCTATCGTAATAAACTTTCCATTGGGCGAATAAAACAGGATAATTTTTGGTTTCTATATGAAAGAATTTTGATTGCTGGAATTATCCTAAAACTTGGCGCCCCGAGAGAGATTCGAACTCCCATCTAAAGGTGTAGAAGACCTTAGCTCTATTCCGTTAAGCTATCGGGGCAATTTGTTACTTCATCGTTTGAAACATCTTGAGCGACTTTCGCTCAGAACCTTTCAAAGGATGTGTTGCTATTGCTGTGCACGAATTACAGTCAGGTTCAAAGAACATATGATGATCGATATCGTTGAAGCATATATGACAACCACGCATCATTATTGTGGGCGTTTAACTTTCTAGTGCTTGTAATCGCGCAAAATCCACGATCTGGTGCATATGATCTAAGAAGGTTATACATCAAATGCATCGAGGCTGAATGCCCGCGGGCATTGTTATTCCATTGGTGTTTAATGATCAAATATTGTTCTTTTGCCAAAATCTTGTTCATGTCTATCTTCTAAAATGTAAATGGTTTAACTACTAAAATTAAACTTACATTTATGGAGGACCGTGATTTAGAACCTACAACATGATTCATGCTCCTGTTGATTGATAATATTGGTACTCTCAGTCGGGCTCGAACCGACAACAAGATGTTTTAGAGGCATCTACTCTGACATTGAGCTACGAGAGTATAATTTGGGGTGGCGCATCAGTTATGACCTGACAACTCTCTGATTCACAGTCAGAGGCTTTACATTAAGCTACCGTCACCATTGAACTTATAAAATTGGTGGGAAACTTTGGAATCGAAACAAATATGTATTTTGTCGTAAACATTTTTGTCAAAATGCTTGCTCTACCGTTGAGCGATTTTCCCATTAAATGGCGGAAGTGGTAGGATTTGAACCCACGGACCCATCACTGGGTCGGCGGATTTCAAATCCGCTGCATTAAACCATGCTCTGCCACACTTCCATAAACTTGGTACCCACGGAGAGAGTCGAACTCTCATTGACCCATTATCTGTGGCTACGGGATATAAATCCGCTGTTTTACCGTTAAACTACATGGGTATTGAAACTTGGTGCCTGGCCTCGGACTCGAACCGAGAAGCAACTCGTTCTAAGCGAGCTAGGTATGCCAATTCCCGTCAACCAGGCTTTTTATTCTATCGGTATACTCATATAAATATTTGTTGATGAGTATACCGATGTATTACAGGATGATTTTCTCGTCAAAGGAAAAGTTTGATTTTGTTTTGGTTGCTGTAATCATCCTAAAACTTAATACGTCTTCCCTTATACCATCCTTGTTCGAGATACAAAGAAAGATCGTCTTTTTACATTTTTTATTTCCTATCAATTCGTGCCAGATCCAACATGTTCCGAATTGAGAATTGTTTGATGGTATTTTTAGTCTTTCTTTTGCTTTCAATGACATTAACTTTTTGGTATCTTCTGAATGAATTTTTCCTTTAAAGCTAATCCATCCTTCTAAGTGTCCTCGCTTTGCTGTGCTACTAGCTAAACCAGGATTCGCTAGTTGAGTGGCCACTTCGCCAAGTTTACCAACAATACTCGACCAATTTTCTCCGTATCGTTCAAACAATTTTTGGTTGGTGTTTTTCGATTTTGTTTATTTCTCAACCTTAATGATTCAGTGTCAGAATTTATATAATCCCACCCTGACCACCTCTTCTGAGGTTATAAACATCTTCTCTCAGAAGAAATTCATCAGTTACAACCTATTTTCTCTCGCATACATAGCTTCCGAAGTCTCGAAAGTCTCAAGTATGACTTTTTCAAAATTCTCCAAGCCGTATTTCTTAATTGCTCGTTGAATTATTGCTCCAGAGCCCGTATACCCCATCATCTAAATTTTGGGTCTTATGAACTCCTACGTAAATCTTCCCATTCACCTTGTTGGTGATTTGATACAAGTAAAAGAACAAGGATTTCTCCGTTTGTCATATTACTTGTATTTGTAAGAAGTTTACTTTTGTGTGCGGGTGCCCGGATTCGAACCGGGGTCTCGGCGTTGGCAACGCCGAATAATAACCAGGCTATACTACACACGCATTAAATGGAGCAGCTAGGGATGATCGAAATCCACTCTCCAACGCTTGGAAGGCGCGGGACTCTCCATGAGCTTAGCTGCATTGATTGGCACCCTCTGCCGGAATCAAACCGTTCTAATTCGTCCGTAGCGAATCGTGCATTCATTACACTTCAGAGGGCATTTTATATAACAGGATGAACGTTAAGTGCTCTACCACTGAGCTACCAACGACGAGTTTAACCTCACCGCCGAGGTGGATTCGAACCACCGACCACTCTCTTAGAAGGAGATTTTAATTGCTGTAGTCATCCTAAACTGGCGACTCGGAAGGGAATCAAACCCTCTTGTTCTCCCTAGACAGGGGAGCGCATTATCTTAATGCTACCGAGCCATAATTTGATCTGGTTGTCAAACAGAGTATCACAGAGACCCTAGGGCCACTCATTCCCATGACGTGTCTTTCATTCGATACACACCAGATGGCATACCTAGGTCGGTTTATTCATGGCAATCACGCCACTTCATTCGTCGCAGTTATCGACCACTCTGCCGACTAGGCAATGATTAGTTGCCGCGTATGGTCCGTGATGAGAGATTTGAACTCCCGTTATTCTCCGCCCCAAACGGAGTGCCATACCGGACTAGGCGAATCACGGATAATTGGTGCTGGACACAGGATTCGAACCTGTGAGGGGTTTCCCCGACTGCTTACAAGGCAGCTGCCGTCGACCGCTTGGCTAATCCAGCTTTAACTATTTCGGTTTTCTATTATTTGAACGTAAATTTTCTTGTAATTCATTGTAAGTTACTTATAGATAAGACATTCTGTTTATAACTTACAAAATTTTGGTCCTTCCATCAGGGATTGAACCTGAATCTGACGATTATCGGTCGCCTGTTCTAAACCAGTTGAACTACAGAAGGATTGTTTTGGTGGAGGATATCGGCATCAAACCGATCTGATGTCCGCATTGCAAGTGCGGTGACCACGTCAAGCAGTCCCATCCCCCTTATATTTACATTTTTCAAAATGCCATCTTTTCATTATGCCACCCTGACAGTCTTTCCGCAATATGGGCATGATTTTATTCAAAAAAAATCAAATCCACCACTACCACCTCTTCTGAGGTTATAAACGTCTTCTCTCAGAAGAAATTCCTCGTTAACTACTTCTTTTTCTCTCGCATACATAGCTTCCGAAGTCTCGAAAGTCTCAAGTATGACTTTTTCGAAGTTATGAGCGCCGTGCTTTGCGATTGCAGCCCGAATAACTTTTCCAGAACCCATATACCCCATCATCTAAATTTTGAGTCTTATGAACTCCTACGTAAATCTTCCCATTCACCTTGTTGGTGATTTGATACAAGTAATAATGCATATAGTACCTCCTCACTTGTATTTATAAGAAGTTTACGTTTGTGGAGACAGATGTGTTTCCGTTAGCACTAGAAGCCCATTGTTTTGGTGCTGCCGAGAGGAATCGAACCTCTTTCAAGGGATCTTCAATCCCCCGCTATGACCGCATCAGCTACAGCAGCATTATTGGTCCACGATACTCGCAAACGTGGAATTTTGTCTTTCAGCGAGTTGCCCTACGCAAATTCTTCGGAGATGCTGGAAGGGCTTCAGACAATGTAATACAGGATAAGTTTGGTCGCTTTGTTTAATGCCAGGACAGCCGACTGACTTTCAATTATAGTTTGGTTGCTGTACTTATCCTAAAACTGGTTGCGGCCGAATGAATCGAACACTCTCCCATCTCAGGTTATGAGCCTGGAGTCTCCCTTGAGAAGCCGCATTTGAAACTGGTACCCCATGTGGGAATTGAACCCTACATCGCCAGGTTGAAAACCTGGCGTCCTGACCATTAGACGAATGAGGTATAAAAGATTGATTGGTAAGGTTTATCGGCGCCCCTATTTACGCTTGACGAACGTGCAAGTCGCTCAATCAAAACTGGTGGGTGCAGTAAGAGTCGAACTTACAGTGTTTACCAACGAGGGAGTGGATTTACAGTCCGCCGGTGCACACGCCATAGCACCAATACACCCATATAACTTTTGAAATCATTTAGTGGAGACTTCGGGATAACTAGTATTTTCCCACTGTGATCAGCAGTACAATTGATGTTGACGAGTTAGGATTTGAACCTAGTTTCCATCTTTTTAACGATGGTGTTCTGCCGTTGAACTATTGCCGTCGTCACTTGTTTGTCTCCACTAAATGATCTCTCATTTAGTCTGATTTTGTTTACTTCAAAAACAACGCCGACCTAGCAGGCATTTTCTTAGTTATGGACCAGATTACCATATTTGGCTCCGGGAGCAGGTACCGACCCTGCCTTAAACGGATTAACAGCCCGCCGCTTCACACCATGTCAGCCATCCCGGATTTTCTTCTTTTCACCCCATTCTGGGGGTTAAAATTATCAACGTATTTTATACACATTTGAACAAAGTTTTCTTGGGTGTACTTGTAACCAGTTTGATTCACAAATTCATTGAATCCAACTTCGTCAGCAATAGATGACAAATAAAATGCTCTCTAGCTGTTATCGCCACTAAATTTTCTTTATCATTCGATCCACCAAATGTCCTAGGTATAATGCGGTGAACTTCAACATAACCATTCGGAATATCGTGCTTTCGTTTTTCTATTATTTGATCGTAAATTTTCTTGTAATTCATATTAATCCGCACATATAAAGTATATACTCTATATATGCAAATTAACAGTTTGTTTGGTACCCTCGGTCGGATTCGAACCGACACTTGGGGATTTTAAGTCCCCTACCGATTGGGCTACAGGGGCATTCTGAGATTTCTCATTTTGAATCATTCGACGCCACGTTCTATATGCCGTCAGTCAGCCAAATGATTCAAAATGAGGGCTGATGAAAACAATACATGAGTTTATTAAGCCTAGCGTAAATTTTCATCAACCACTCTACCTGTCATTTATACTCATGTGTTCTCGCCACACTTTCATCCGAACAGCCGCCCTTTTATCTTTTTCCAGTGCTTATAGCCCGCGTTACTTTCGCACCTTACTCGGAATTGCCTCCGTAATCTTCTTCACTGCGTACCGAGTCTCACAGTTGAGAAACTTCTTGTCGGGCACTTGTCAAGTATAGCCCTGTATTAGTTGCCGCATTCTCTGTTCGTTCTCACTTTCGTTTTCAGTTCAATCATCTTACATGAGTCATCATTTATTGTCAACTCTTTCAAAACTTGTTCTTCTCAGAAGAGACTCGAACCCATATTTCACTGGCGATTCCGACAATCTAGTTTTCACTAGGTCGGCCCTTGCGTACTAGCCATTGTACTACTACGAGAAGACCAAGATTTCAAAGAACTGTTTGCTGCACTGTTCAATCATCTTACACAACTTCGCATTTCTTGTCAATTCTTTTAGTGGAGACTTGGCAGAACTTGATGAACAGTCACTTCTGCACAGTACGTCTACTGCCTTTTGATATTCGAACGTTTGCCCATTTTCGGTCTTACCGACCCTTCGTCGCGCACCCGGCTACTAACACTACTTGCTTGTCTCCACTAAAAGAACTGGTTGCTGCTTTGTTTTACATCATGTGAACCATTGTACAGATCGAACTAATTTATGTCAACAAAAAACCCAAGAATTTTGTTCTTGGGTTCTAAGTGTGTGAAACTAAACAACTTTTTGATCTTAGAACCCTACATCTTCCAACCTTCTGACTGCCCGTTAATCGATGTATTTGGTGTATCATAACTAAAGTTTACGGGCAGGCGTGAGCCGGTATGCATTGTTGCACAGGCTTTCGCTAAATTTCTGACCGTTTTGAGCATGTTAGTTCCTTGTTTCATATCTTTTATATATACATCCTTTCACGAAAAGTATCATGTTTTCGTGAAAATTTTTCAACTATTTTCACTTTGTTGTTCTTCTGCAACAACTTCGACTGGTTCTACTGGTTCTACTGGCGTATCATGTATATATGGCTCCGGTAGATCGACCATTACGTTGAATGATTGCGTCTTATGTCCAGTCTCTGGTCTAACGATGCCATCCTCAACCAGCGAGATTGCAGTATTTCTTGGCATATCTCCGTTGATCGTAGAAGAACCGACCGCTTGATAATTGCCGTGTTCGTCAACTGAAATATAAATTGTTACTTTAATTTGACTCATCTTTTATTCCTTATAAATGGTGTTAGTCGCGGTGCACCAACACCCACTAACTCTAACATCGGGAAGGATGCCAGCATGAATACTTGAACTTTTACTTGTGTCATCCCTTCACCTGCTTCAAAAATTCCACCATAAATTTTGCTTGATTGATTGCGTCATCAAGTGCGTTGTGTGCTGTTCCGGCAGTTCTATCGATCTTTTGCCCTGTTAGATCAGTAATAGTCCTGACACATAATCCGTGATAGTATTTCCAAGGAATATTTCTGTTAGTTGCATCCAAAGAGTAAGAAAGAATGGGCAAATCGAAAGATGCGCCGTTAGACCATGTCTTCATACTCTTTGATCCATACCATTCCAAGAATAAGTCAAGTGCATATGTTAAGGGTCTTTGGTCAACTTGAAGTTGGGCGATTGCTTCTTTACTTTGCTCCGACCACCATTTCAACGTAGATTTAGATACGTGTGTTCCATATTCTTTTGATGAATGAGGATCAATATTCACGTAAAATCCGTCCGTGTCAATTCCATTTTCATCAAATCGACAAGCACCTATACTTAGAATTGACGCATTAGGTCTTGTCGATAATGTTTCTAAGTCAATCATTACATGTTTCATAGTTTATTCCACGTAGAAGTTGTGTGGTTCTTTAGAGATATTATTTCCGTCGAAGTTAGTTTATGTACCCGTTGAATAGCTTTATTATTAACATGTATAGCAAACATACGTTTAGTCTTATTACCATAACTTTTAACATATCTACTATCGACGGCGAAGTTCTCATTAACGTGCCATATATAATTCGCCCAATCTTGTGAAACGCTATCTCCACTGTTATATCCAACAATAAACAATCTACCGGCATTTCTCATTTTTAGTTCCTGAGATTCGTCAAATGAAAATAGTTTTTGATTATACCATGGTGTCTGTGTTTTAACTTCGTCTTTTAGCCCATCGGCAGTCATGTCTTTTTCCCCCATATCAAAAATATCATCACTCATTTCTACGCGATATTCTAGACTTGTCAAAAAACATATTGACTATGTTCTCACCGATGTTACCTAGAGTTTTTGCAGTCATAATCACACGTTAAAGAATTTACCTTCTGCCATTTCTTGAAGAACTACAGAGGTCTTGTTTTTATATTCTGACTTGACAAGAGGCTTGTCATAATTTAGATGTTTGATATGGCTGGCTTTGCCGTTGACGCCGAGCATTCGAGACCGTTGCGCGGCGTATAGAATTGCTTCATAATCATTCCATCCATTCAATTCGCGGGCATTAGAAAATGCCTTTTCACGATGAAGATGTGCATCACTTTCATAAATTATTACTTTTTTCATAATAAAATACCTTTCAAGATAAAGAAATAATTGCGTCACCTAAACCTAATTCAACTGCTTCATTTGAGGAATAGTACATGTCCTGTGGAGGCATGAAATATTTAAGTACCTTTTTCTCTGTTGTATTTGTCGCCTTTTTATAGTAAGCAATAAGGCGTTTATGTGTAAGATCATATTCCTTAACTTGCGCCATTAATTCATGGTGCTTACCCTCTGCGCTCCAAGAATATTGGTGACTCATGACAGTAACGTTCTCCGTCATAAATCGCATTTTCTTGTGACCTGCTAAGAATATCAGAAGACTTGCACTCGCCAATAGACCAACGGCGACAGTTCTTACTGGAATATGACTTCCTTGAAGCATTGCGATTATTTGCCAAGCGGCATGAAGATCACCACCACCGGAGTTTATGAAAAGAGTCAATGACTCTGGTCGACGTTCTTCCTCATTATCTTCTGCGCAATTACAAGAAAGTATCCATTCAGAAACATTCTGTGCAGTTTGCTGTTCGATTTCTCCATTCAAAAGAAAAGTAGAAGTGCCTGTTGCTTGTATATAATCTTTTCCAAAACAAATTTCATCGATTTCTGTAAGCATTCTCACCTTTCATTAGTCAACATAACTATGTTATCATGTTTACGGTTTTAAGTCAAATTTAGTTATTGTATAGGTAGTCGGTCCATAATATTCTCGACGTATCAGAATATTTCTTCAACCCCTTGGTATTTCTCCAATGAACAAACGGATGCCAGTTCCAAACAAATTCCATCGTCGCCGTTATATTATCACTGTCTGTTGGATTAACTTTACTGAATATACTCGACCATTGAACTTCATCAGAAACAACGACGGGAATTCCACATATAACCATATCAGCCGTAACGATATTGAATGTTTCTGTAAATGAAACCTGCATACCGATATCGAGAGTTTTGATCAGCGCAAGAAATTCTTCATGAGGCATCCAATCATGTTGGATTAATTCATGTTCGGGATGATGTGAAAACAAATCAACAATATTTTTGAGAATTGGGTTACCACCATAATCAACGCGATTACCGTTTATATGGAACTTCAATTTAAGTCTGTGTTTATCAGCGAATTTTATTGCGGATATTGCTTGAATCAGTTGATTCTTTAGTTGACGAATTGCACCAAAACACGCAATATGAATTTCACCCGGTGTGCCCAACTTAGTCTTCGCTGGCATGACATTATCGACAGAATAGAAGTTTGGAAGATAAATAACTTTCTTCTTCAACTCATGCCCATGAACACTAGCCACTAGATGTTTGATTTCATTATATATTCTAGGTGCGTTTGGTGCCAGATATACATTCTTTTGCGTGATATACTTCATTGCCCAATCCATCGAGATGCCTTCGGTACTCAAGAATGGAGTTTCTGAATGAATTCTGATAATCCATTTTACACCAGGATGCAACTTTTTAAGAATTTTAAACTTCTCAGGAACAACCCAGAATGCTTCGATAAACACATGAGTAGGCTTATATAACGTAACTTCACGATCAATTCCGTTGTTATCTTGTACCGTGATGCATTTTGAATCGATGCCGGGTTGATCGTTCAACATTTCAGAAACAAGACGAGCGGAATTGAACAAACCCGAAAACTGTCTAAAGTAACCATGATATTGCTGAGATTCAATCTCAGACTGTTTTGTGATAAAAAGAGTACGTATTTGAGCGTTATTCATTTTACAGGACACCACGGGGTTTTCTTAGCACCAAAATAAGGATGGGCTAAACCTTCACTTATAAGAGTCTGCCCAACATCAGTTCCACTTAGAGTAAGAACCTTTCCATCAATTCTACCACCATACTTATCCCACTTCATATCTTTTACTTGCATGACTTTATCTGTTCCAAATATTGATATTAGCCGGCTTCTTGCTTTTATCGCAAGTTGATGTTCATCCTCACATGCGTAACCGTGAAGTTCGGGTGTGTCAATGCCGTATAGTCGAATACCAACCTTATTCAACGGTGTAGGAATACTTGGAAGGGATGTTTCAATCGTATCACCATCATGAATGTTGTTGATTGGAAGAATCATATCGGCAGCACTAGCCACCGACGACCATAACAAACAACTAAGAAATAAATAATTTAGCTTCATCTTGTCTCCGCGCAGTAAGTCCGGCAATAACCTTTCGCCCTGCTCTGTTCCATTTTGAGAATTCCAAGGATGCTCCCTCAAAATCCTCCGAGTTTATCTTCTTCAGAAGTGTTGATCTCTTGAAGTTTGCACAACCTAAGTTGTATATGAATGAGTATATAGCGTCAATTTCTGGTTGTGTTAGAGCCACTTTAACTGTCTCAGTGATGCATGGAGTAACCTTATTATTGATATGATGTTCAAGCCACTCTTCAGCCTCTTCCTTTGTGCATGTCATTCCAAGAGTCACCCTAGTTCCATTAGGAAGACGTATCGTACCGTAGCCGATTGTTGGAATTCCGACAGAATCTAAGTAAGCCTCTGCGCTAAATCCTTCCCATTTCTTTATTAATGCTAGTCCTGTATCTCCAATATTCATCAGTCTAATCCTAGTACGTCTACAGCCATAACCATCTGTTTTACAAATTCCGATCTTACAATGTCCGAATATGTGAAGTTGACAACATCAAAATAATCGGGCATCTTATCAGATACTTTTAGCAACCAATCATGCCCGGACTTTTCACGCTTTCGATTCAAGTCTCCTTGAAATGTGTCGCCACAAAATATAATCGTTGAATTTTCACCAAGTCTTGACGAAACAGCAAACAATTCCCCGGAATCTGCATTTTGAAACTCATCAAAAATAATGACACAATTCTTTAGAGTGATACCACGAATATATGTTGTCGTAAGAAACTTGATCAAATCTTTCTTGAACAAAATGTCCCAGGCAGTACCGTTCTCACAAATATCATTTACAATTTCCTTGAAGGGAATCGTATAAACTGCTTCTTTTTCGTCTTGCGTGCCGGGCAAGTGCCCCTGTGATCTAATATTGACTGCACTTCTGACAAATACCACCTTATCGATTTCTTTGTTGAACAACTTTTCGAGTGCAAGATAAGTTGCTCCATAAGTCTTTCCGCTGCCTGCTGCTCCATCGGCGATTACGTTATAACCTTCCTTGACAGAAAAGAAAAGTTGTCGTTGTGCTTCGGTAAGAGGTTCGACATGCTTCAACGCCAAATTATCGAAACTGGAACTTTTCTTTGCAGCGGGAACTTTCTTTTTGCGACGATCACGCAGTTTGTCGATTGTGTGTGCTTCATCATCGGTAGAATACAAGGTTTCTCCTAGTTTATATCAAGTGTGCTGCCGGCATTTCTGCTCTTTATGTGACGGAGCAAGTCTCTAAAAGATTCTGGCGCTTTGATTCTTCCAAGACGCACTGGATCAGCAATTGGTGGAGTGCCTAAAACTGACACTATATTTCCGGATTCCTCACATGATGGGCATGCTTGGGATACAGGCATATGACGATTACTGACGCTCAAAAATTCTTCAAAAACATGCCCACATTTTGTGCATTGAAACTCATACAAGGGCATTTTATTTAGTCTCTGTTTTGTGGCAATAATCCGGGAAAACAGATGCGACTAGATCATACGTGATCGTTGGATACATTTCTTCAAGTGCTTTGTCCTTGGCGAAACAAAGGACGTCGGCCTCGCCAGGTGGCACACCTTCAAGAATCTGAATGAAGATTGCCTCACGTTGCAGCTTTGCGATATGTTCAGATCGACCAACGAGAATTGCACCAACACGTCGAATTTCTCTACCTAGTGTCGTCTTGAAAAAGTCTGGATTGATAGATTCATCACGCTTATATGGAGGCATTCCATCTGGCACGTTTACCTTGATTTGATCATGAAAATTCAAACTCAACAGAAGATTCCATGGAGTCATTGCTCCGTACTTCTTCAATAACTGAACCTTTGTGTCACCTTCGGCATCGTCAATCTTTTTCAAGATTTCATTAGCATATTCAATTGCCATATATTTTCCCTCAAAATTTACCTGCATCTTCCAGCAGAAGTTTCATTCGATTTTTTACAAGATAGTTGTACACCTTCGTCTTGTTTCCTTTGATCTTATATGATGTATATTCATCAATGATCTTCTGATATATATCATCGGGAATACAATCAAAATCAATAAGAGTCTTATTTCGCTGAAAGTTTCGACGTTCCATGTCGTTCTTACATGCATCGATCCCTTTTTCAAAAAATTCCTCGAGTCTTGCTTTTTTGAACGGAGTTTGACGCAGATCATCACGCATGAAAACGTCATCGGGCGAACAGATATTCGGAATGCCGTCATCACCTGCTGTACAGATATGAATGATCTTATATTCCTTGATCGACATTTTTGGTGTCACAAATTTCTTGAGAATCGGAGACCATTGACGAACGTTCTGATACTCTTGCAACTGTACAAAGTCCCCATCGGCACTTACGATCAAAACATCTTGTGGGGAATCATGAAAAAGCCCAGTTTGTTCAAGTTCGTTTGTTTGCAGATACTTGACGATACACGCGACAACATCATCCGCCTCCGCACATTGAACTTCAATCATTTTGTACCGAAAATTCTCACGCAGGTCGTCTTTCACTTCATTGATTACTTCATACACAAAATCCCAGTCGATATGAGACTTTTCCCGCATCTTCTTACGATTGCCCTTGTAGTTTGGGAAAACGTCTTTGCGCCAATAGTGCTTCGAATCAACAGCTAGAACCAATTCACCATATGTTTCCGTGTACTTTTTTGAATATGTTAACAAAGAAGTAAGAACCATATGCTTTATCAGACTCTTGGCATTGGGATTGTCCCTTCTGGCATCTTTTCCTAAGTTTGCTAGGATGCCAGAAATAACGATTTGTGAAAAATCCAAAAGGATCATTTTAGAAACGCTTCTTATATTCGACTAAGGCATCGTCGGCAGTCTTGGCAGCCGCGGCGACTACAGCAGGGCCGGGAGTGTTGTACGTTGATAAGATAGCCGCATAGAAACTTGCCCAGATTTCACCAAGAGACTCACGTACCTTTGATGCACTAACAACATGGTTTTCATTCTTTTTTGACGCAGAAGAAATCGATAGATTTCCATTTTCGTCACGCTTACCGAAGTTGGGGTTGCCCTTACGTTTTGCGGGAGTAGTATTTTCAGTCATATAATTCCTTTACTTGATGTTGATCATGCCCTTGAAGTCATAAGGCATAATGATGGTGTTTACTTTACCCTCAAGAACAGCTTCGGAGATGTTCATCGTAGCCTTCGCATTCATATAATCAATGTTTGCGTGATTCTGTGCAAGTTCAGTAAGACGTTTCGCTTCGAGTGCGGCAAGCTGCACTTCGTAGTCCTTAGCTTTTAGTTCGTTCTGTATTTAATGCAGGCTCTTGTAGTTCCTTTGAAATTTGCATATTCTTGATGAAGATTTGATGTACCTTTACAGTACCGTCTAGACCTTCTTCCTTTAAAATGCCATTGACACGTGAAACGAGAACATAAAGAACATCCATCCATTAAAACTGTTTATCGTAATTCATTAGAACACCTTCAAAATAATAGATTGTTGATTTAGTCGACCAGTTGCCTTTGACATAACACTCCTTACACCATTAAATGCTTTTGACCATGGGCGACTTGTTGCATTTGTCAACTCTGGAAAATATGCTTCTGGTTTTCGAATTGTCTTTGCCCCACTCTTTTCAGGATCGAAGTTTTGCAATGTGGTACCTTTGACTGTGATCTTCATACCGTCTTGAGCAACATATTTGAACAATTTACGATATTGTGTATTGAAAATCCAAACGATTCCTGCGCCGATAAGGTTGTCGGGAGTAATTGACCGAAGTTTCAACGTGGCCTCTTCTTTCTGATACTGAATCTTGGCCACAAGTTCACTCTTGGGCTTTTCATTACTCTTTCTCGGTTTACGAGTAGTCTTGACTGCCAATGCTGTGTTATTCAACGAATTTACAAGATTTTGCATCCAATCCTGCATTCTCTTGATGCCACGAACACCTAGCCAAGCATAGGCTTCCGACGTTTGATATTCTCCGTCGGCGCCGGCGAGTTTCATTTCCTTGTTCAGACCAGTGTAGAAACCGAGTATTATTTTCACAACGGGAGCAGAAGCACCCGACTTTACCAAAAAGTCGCGCACTTCGAAAGTGTACTTTCCCTTGAGAGTAAAGGCCTGCTCGATATGCCCATCAATCTCAGCGCCAAGTTTTTTTGCCAAAATCAGGTTTTTGTCTTTAGGAACTACGGCGACAGGTGAGACTACCTTGACCTCACGTTTTTCGTCCTCGATGCTCTTGGACACTCTATCCATGAGGGTTTGATAAACATCTTCGAGGTATTTTTCGTGATGCTGCTCTAGCGGCACGTTGTTGTCAAGTAGATATGCGAGCGGGCCAGCTTGAGCGAACCAACCATCGGCCAATCGTGCTAGACCTTTGACGTTCTTACCAGACTTGTTCCAATACGAAATCGAAATTGCTTGCTTATCCTTGTTCTCGACCTCGGCGGCAAAATATGATAACACTTTGATCATAGACAGTTGATAGTCCATGATGTTGAACTTAGGCACACTATGCGCCCATCCTTGTTTGACTGAGGCATGTCGCTTTTCACGAACTTTAGCTGTTGTCATTTTATTTACTTTGCCTCAGTTACCGCAATATAAAGTTCCGAAAAATCGTCCTTTTCTGCCATTTCCTTATCAAATGACGACTTGTAATATGTGCGAATCATCTTATTGAAATACTTCTTAGGAATTTCATATTTCTCAGCCAGATCAGCCACGATATCCTTGATTAGTTCTTTTTCAGAAGTAATTAGAATCATCGAATCGTTTGCTTCCTTAACTGCGTCTTGAATAACTTTCAGGTCAGCGGGATTTGAGGGTAGTACAATTTCAGCAGTTGCCATTATTTTCTCCATGAGTATTACGATAACATGCTCACAAAATGTTGAGCATGAAACACACAAAAACACCAACACCAAATCCAATAAAAATCTCTATCATATTACATTCCCGGAGGAATCGTTTCTGGGCACCATGATACTAGACGAGAAAGACGGAAAGCGCGCCACTCGTTGATATCAAGATCAAATACCTTGACCAGATCAGCATCAACTTCCGTAGCATTTTGTTCCTTAATTGGATCGACCATCGGATAATGTTCATTAGGAATCAAGTCAAAACAACGAGTTCCTTTCATAAATCGAGTCGAACCGTTCTTCTTAGTGAATTCGATATCGACAACGCCAGTGTTCAAAGCATCGACAATATATTTACTCATTTTATACCTCATCAAAATAAATGCGCATGAAATCCATTATTTCGTCATCAATGGACACGAAACCGAAACTCTCATAAAACGGGACGAGTTTTGCCTTTGTCTTATGATCCACCTGTAACTGAATACCCTTGTACTTCTTTTGTTCCCTAGCAAATTCGATCAAGTCTTCAATAATCGCACTTCCTAGACCCTGGCCCCGCCATTGTGAATGAATTGCGATGGAAAACAACTCAAGATAATCTTGACGTTCCATTAATTTGAATTCTTGAATCTGCCTATGGAACGCGGCATTTACCGCATTTTCATATCGTCTAAAGTCCATGATTAGGGTTAAACCTTATTGCAATTGTTACGAAAAATTTGTCTTCAAAATACTTTATCAAATTCCAACCATGTGCAACAGGAGGATAATTCTGCAACCAGTTTATGATAATAGTTTTAGTATAATCACTTTGTCTAGATATAAGAACTGTCTCCGGAAACATAATGAAGTTTGGATACTTGTAAGGTTCATATGGAACGTATCCTGTCCCATTAATTTCCATTATATACATATTATATTTCAATGATTAGTTTGTCGTCAAATTTACCTTCAAGTTCACTGCCATATCCTCTTGCGTTGGTAATCAATCGAGTATCACCAACTTTCCATTCATCACGCGCATGAGTATGCCCAAATAACCATAGTCCTTCCCATCCCGTAAATTCTTCCATATTTTCTATAAAATATGTGTTTATTGCTGATTTTCCATATTTCGGGGCACATGTAATCGGATGCGGAGCGAAATGAGAAATTACACCCAGTTTCTGCTCTTCAGTTTCCGTCAATCAATATTTTAGTTCGCGGCGGAAAATGTAATGTTGTTGTTCATGATCAGCAGTAGACCACATACGTCCAAGTGGTGTACCATAAAAATCATATGTCATTTTTACTAGCAAAGAAATCGTTGATGTCATGACTTGCAGCGTCACGACCGACCCCCGCTTCACCCTGCCAATGAACACGCGGCCGGCGGCAACGGCGACCAGATCAGAATCGCCAGCAAAAAAATAAACTTCAGTGACTA